TTACAACGCACCGGATAGCTCACCCACAATAAGAGGTTTGTCGGGAAATCTCACAGGTAATTCAGATGTGTCCGTCGCTTCAACTTTTTGGGCATACAACATCCACTCCCTGAGTGATTTTTTATCAGCTTCGCTGATAATCCCAAGTGACAGCCACGTTTGCCACAGCTGTGTTTTTTCCATTATCTCCTGAAGTAATTTTTGCTTCTCCCGTTCAGCGTCACGAATTTTCGCCGCCCTTTCGGCCTCGTCGTCTTTTATCCATTTCGCACCATCCCATTGATGGAATTCCCCCTCTGGCGGTAAAGTGGTGACATCATCCGGCAAAGCCCCCGGACGGGAAATGCACAATGTCTTCCCGGTGGCTGTGTCATATACCGTTTTCCCACGGTGATCTTCAACAACTTCCCACTGTTGCTGCGCATCGTTGAAAACGGCAACCAGGCCGGGGCCAGCCTCTGGCGGTTCGATAAGCGTGCAGTTCGCCGGTAATCCCGTATACGGTGGAATATAAACATCTCCTGCGCCTATATACTCTTTTGTATCAGCCCGTAAGTTATAAATTTTCAGTGTCCGCGATTCCGGACTCATTTTGAAATTTGTCATGCCAGTCTCACAATGAAGTTAAACGCGATATTTTTAACTGTATTTTCTGCATTACCCGTCTCATCAACTGTGACATCATGACCATGCTCGCCCAGTGCCACGGTATGAATATGCGGGCCGATATAAACCACATGCACATGCTCGCCTCCGCTGCTGGTTGTTATATCCGCTATATATCCTGGCGTGTCCCACTTTGTTCCTCCGTTCCTCGTTGTAGAACCTGTCCAGACTCCGTTGGTAATGTGATTATGCAATCCTCCATGCTCTGTACTTTTAGAGCCATAATCAAAGGAACTTGTCTCCCTGGCTCCCAAATCCGTCGGTAATACCTTTGCCGTATGCCCGTGCCGCTTAACACCATCCTCTTCATGAGACAGTACTGCGCGCCCGTCTGGTTTGCCTTTTATTGTCCACCCCCGCATATCAGGTATTACACCTGACGGAAATACAGCTGCCAGTTGTGGATACGCAGATTTATCGAATGGCTGCCCCTGCATTATTGCAAACCCCTCCGGGGGAATATCCGCTGGCCATGCAAAAGCTATCCCTGCCGGATAAGTACCGACAGATTTCAGTTCATCGACCGCTTTTCTGGCACTGTCACTGTACTCTTTTGCATCCTCTGAACTTTTCCTGGATTCGTCGGCAAAGCGACCGGCTTCGTTTCTTAACTGCGTTGTCAGCTGTGCATTCCGCTCCACAGACTGCGCTGCATCCGTTACTGTCAGGGTATTCTGATGCACCTGGCTGGCATTCTGCGCAACTTCTGATGCCAGACGCTCAACATGCTGTACGTTCTGATAAACATCGCCTGCATTCTGTCGAATATCTGTCGCCAGGATTTCCACCTGCTTTTCAGTTTGTGCAGCATCCGAAGCGTGCTGTCCGGCACTTTGCGCGCATCCCGCAGCGATTTCGGCATTCTTCCGTGATTGTTCTTTAAATTCCTCCGCCTTATTTGTATTGTCCAGAGCTGCTGATGCTGCATTTTTTGCAGCATCAGCAGCTGCTTCTGCTTTCTCCTTGTCAATACTCACCTGTTCAGAGAGACGGTTGACTGCATCTGCAATTTCCTCAAAACGCTTCACCACATCCGGCTTCAGGTCGTCTTCATCAAGGGCGGCCAGAAAGTCGTTCAGCGTGCCGGGCTTTGAGTCGTAATAAACTGAGATATCACCAACACAGTACTCGTCGCACCAGTCCTGTTTCAGATATACGCAATATTTTCCGGTCTGCGCCTTAAAACAGTACTCGCCACAGTTTCCTGTAACCACGTCGGCAACTGTGCGCATCACCACTTCTGAGGTGTTTACCCGGGATTTCAGAATTATGTGGCATCCGGACATGGGGATGCCTGCGCCATCAATCAGCGCACCTGATATCACTACAGACATAGTTTTTCTCGCGATAAATTAAATCAGGAAAGGGTTCCCGGAGAGACGGGCCATTCAATGGCGTTATATGAGACTTTATCAGTAACGGCACTGAAATCCATCGCCTGCAACGATTTCGCATATATACGCCAGGCTTTCATTTTTTCCCTGTCTGCGTCGCTGATTAATCCCAGCAGCAGGTCTTTTTCCCACTCGCTGGTCACGATACTGACCTGCTTTAACAGAGCATCGCGTTCGTCTTCTGCTTTTAATTTGTAGTCGAAAACAAATTCATCATTGCGGTAAAACCAGTAACCCGGTGCGGTAATGCGGCGGTTGGCGGTAATATCAGGAACTTCAATAACACTGGCGTTACGGGGTTCAATTCCTGTCACATCCTTACCGACCCACACCACGCGCCCGTCTCCGGTGTAAACCATTTTTATTGTGTCACTGGCAAAATTTGTCAGTTCTTCATACCAGTTTTTGCCGTCTTCCGAAAAAAGCCAGGTGACATCATATTGTTTTGTCATCTGATATTGTTCTGCGGTTTTCGGATTGCCCGTAGTAATATTTTTTAAATGCAACATTATTAAACACTCGCCACGTTATACCAGGTACCATTAATCAGTTTCTGAAGCGGGCGGTAATACACGCCGTTGACATTATCCGCTGAATTTTTACCAGTATCCGATATCGATATCCCTGACAATCCGTGTCCCGCAGGAGCGTGATATGTCCAGGAGATTACATTGCTGCCAGGGTTGTAATACATTTCGGAACCATAACGCACATCCTGCACACCGCCATTCCGCTGCTGGTAACGGGCATCAAAATTTCCATAGTTTGATGGAGTCATCTGTCCGTTTACAGCGAATGTGATACTACCATCAGTATTTCTCTGACTGTAGAAATGCCAGCCAGAATCATCGCCAAGCTCTGCAACTACAGGTCGGGATGAATTACCCCATAAATTAAACGTTGCGTTCTTCGTGGAACTGTTGGCGCTGGATAACGTGAATTTTTTAGCATTTCCGGCCTGAATATTTTTTAACGCTATCGCCACACCATTCTGGAAACGGAATACATGCTGTCCATTGGCATAAACATCAAGAATGCCGTCGCCGTTTTGTTTTATACCTGTATCGTTATCCCCGAGAGCAATTGAGTTTCCGCCCAGCGCGTTCTGAACACCGATACCCAGTGCACCATTCACCTGAGAACCACCGCCAACAGACACTTTGTGCGACATGGATATCTCACCCGTCCGCAGGTTAATGGTGAACGGACGGAGAGGACCAATATCACCATTTTCACCCTGATTTTCCCGAGTGGGAATGAGATGCAGGCACTCTTCCGAACGACGAAAAATAAGGCCAAAGGCTTCGTTGAAAATCCTCAATGCATTAACACCACGGATTTTCAGCTCCCCGGTCATCAAATCACCAGATTTTTTTACATATCGCAGATCAAAATCTGAATAGATATTGCCGGGGTTTATCACGCTGAAATAGCTTTTCTCGCTATCAAGAAGGCAAATCAAAGGAATACCCTTAATGATATCATTCGCTACCAGCCCGGACTTGTTCCCCTTATAAAGTGGGAACGTACCAAGAACCTTTCCGCCCAGTGTCAATTGAAGCGTTGCGGCGTTGGTATTGTTCTGAACGGGGAAAACGATAATCGGGGTTCGTAGCGTCCAGTCCGAGCCTCCATTAACAAAAAACGTCGCGGGAAGCTCCAGCGTCAGTGCATTTGCAGTGCCGCCAGCAACACCCGCAATATAATGACCGCTCTGAAGCTGCGCAATCTGTACGAAATAGTTTTCCGATCCACGCGTGGCAAAGTTAGCCACAACGTCATTAAGGGACCAACCTTTCGCGGTTGTTCCTTCCTGCCCACGAATGACTTTCAGCACATCACCGCTTACCGATACCAGGTGACAAATCTCAAATGCAGACTCTTTATTATCGGTAAGCGTAATTTTTGCATAGACGCGTTGCCCGTTCGATTTATTTTCAAAATCGGCAGAAAGCAATTTTGCAAATTTAGCTCCCGTGCCCGGCATCACCGGAATATCAGTCTGAATCGTCGTGATATCGCCAGCCAGTGCTGAAACAACGTTATTGCCAAATCCAAGAATCATTTTTGAATCACCGTTGTTGCATAGGAATAAATAAAAGGGAGTTTTACATATTTCTGGTCAATGGCATCTTTCAGAAAATAGCCTATACCATCGCCATACTCTGGTATCTGAATAGAAAAAACACTGTCCGATACAGTCACACTCACATCAAAAGTATGTTGTAACGGCGGGTCTATTCCGTTTTTTCCATGAATAAACCGCGCCACACGGCGCTTTAACCAGTCAATGCAGAAATGCGAGCCGTCAGCCTTATAAAAATTCCACGTTAATATTCGTTTAAAATAATCATCAGGAACATACGATGCCTGCCCCGGAACGTAATTTCGCATTGCTGCATACGGGATCGTATTGTATTCAATGGTATCGTATGCGCCGCGTGCAATAGCCTCCTCGGAAACTTGTAGTAAAGGCCTTTCAACGCCATAAATCCCGAGAGCAATCCAGTCCAGCAATTGCCCGGTTATTGATTCCGATGTCCAGCATGGCAATGCCAGATTGTTGAGTGAATCGAGGTATTCCTGAGCAATTTCATTGTATGCATCAAAGAACGCAACAACATTCGGATCATCTCTGTATTGCACAAATGGATAAGCAGGGAGAATTTTCTCAGTCAGATATTGCATACTTGTTGACCTGAACCTGTGATGCCACCGTTGAAAAATAGGAATAGGTATCGCCATAAACCAGGCTTGTGTCTTTCGCCGGAAGAACAATATGGCCGTTAATACCAATGCTCACACTGATTGTTGAGATCAACGTCGCATCAACCAGCAACTTGACAGAACTGGTAAAAATATCCTGGATACGCAGAAGATTTATCGGGTGACCGACTTCAATAGAATTGATGTAATCAGCAACGTTTTGCTGCACAGCCATAGCAATACCCGCCGGATCAACATAATCATCAGACACCGTGTTCCAGGTGATTAGCACCATGACGTTTTGTGATGACGGGATAACGAACGGTACCTGATAAACGTCCGGCGAAACGGTTATTGAAACCGTGCGTTTTTCCACTGTCGCACCGGATGGATTGCTAACATCGTTGGTCAGTTTCGAAATATCCGGTACAGATTTGTAAATCGCATAAGCCACATCATACGGATCACCGCCACCAACAACCGCAACCCATTTCCCCAGCGACGACTGCCGGAAAGAAATCAGGTTTTCTCGCACACCACTTACTGATTTGAGCATCGCTTTAAAGCAATCCGGTGTTCCCTGCACACCAAACATGCCGGACTCCATGACTTCGGCGCGGTAAGATGCCCACGTTTGCGCCTCCTGACCGGGCATTCCTGCGCTAAGGTTCGTGCACTTTACAGGCTGGTCTTTTGGTACTGAGGTAATGACCTGCGTCACAGTCCCTTCCGGTACAGCCCATGATCCTGACGTTGTAGCCACACAGTAGACTGGCTCAGTCTGCCCGCTTTCTGGTACCACCGTATCGCGGGAAACTGCATACTGGTAGTTACCGTCACCAACCACAAACCCTTTAGGGATGCCAAACCCCGGCAACGCCTCAAACACCACGTATACCGCCGTATTTGTACTTAATCCCTTCCGTGCTCCATAAATGTTTCCGAGTTGCATCAGTAACGGAATATTCGCGCCGTATGGGCTTACGGAGTTAATAAGATCAACACGCGCCTGGTCTATTAATGCCAGCGCCCCGACTGCCGTGCTGGCAAGGTCTGTAATAAGTCCCGCCGGAAGGTTGGCTGTATATCCAGGTACTTTTTCAGCAACTCTGGTGATAAGATTTGCGAGTAAATCATTGGGTGGCGTAGGCTGCGCACCCGCACTGGTCATAGTAATTGGTATTTCTGACATAGTTAATCTCAAGGATAAGTTATGAAGAAATTAATTTTATTATTAATTGCATCCACTCTTTCATTTCAGCATGCGATAAAGAATAAGACAATAATCATACCCGTCTAATAAGAGCAGCCTGCAACGATGCTATGCATAGATTAAAAATTCAATACGGGCTGCGCTTTCTGTGTCATACTGATAACTTTACTGCCGGAAATATGAATACTGCATACTTATCAGATTCCATCTATGGAAAATCTGGAATAATGTCAATGAAATTCGACAATATTTATTATGATAATTCCTCCTGACACTTTACACAACCCATATAATATAAAAGATATGGGCACAGTCATTTCTCTAATTATCAAGTATGTAAAAAGGCAATTACTGACACTAAAGAAAACACAAAAAAAATAATAAAGATTATCTAGATAAAGAATAGATCATAAAACCCATGAGGCAATGAATTCAGTCTTGAATGACATGATAAAAAACTTTGAAAAATGTGTATCTAGCAATAAGTAGCAGTTAGACTGCCCCCGAGAATTTACCTCATACCGGAAGCTACATCCGGTAAATATGCAAAACCCGCCGATTGCGGCGGGTTCAAGCGTCATAGGTTTTTAGCCTGGCTAACTCATCAGAGGAAAGTTCAATAAATTTTTCCTCTGCAAGCCTTACCAGTCGTGGAAGCATCGCATCCACACGCTGATGTGCATCAGGGTTTATGATTGCAAGAATCTGGTAGTGCTCATCATCGTAAAGGTGCTGTGCGAAAACAAGGAAATTATCACAGGTTCTTGCACTTAACGGCGCATCTGGAGGCCATGGTTTATCACCAGGTAACTTTAAGTGTATTTTTCTGATGTTCGCGGCCATCGCATCATAATTTCTTTCGAAACCACCAAGCGAACCAAAACACCAGTATTGTGAACCATTTGAAAGAAAATCTGCCAGCATTTGCGCGTATTTGTGCGCAGCCGCGAGATGGCACAACTCACCTGTTATACTGACCTTCGCCATATCACATCCATTTCGGTGTGTTGACGCCCAGCATTTTGTGGGATGCTGTAATCAGATTAATCGCCTCTTCGCGAGTAACTTGAGATGGTAAAGATTCTGGCCGCGCAGGTAAAACCTGTTTAACTTCTGCGGCCAGTTGAACAGCAGTATTTTCAACGGCAGTTAAGGCGCGTACATACTTCCGTTTCAGCGGACGAAGCATGCCCAAATGCCCCTGCCACATCGGCGATTTTTCCGCGACCGAAAACATCTCCACGATGTGTATTTTCGCACCGCGACATGCTTTTGCCAAACCGTCAAGATGCGGCAAAAAATCCTCTGGAAGGTTATCCGCCACTAACTTTCCATCACGGAACGCTTCAAGATGACGCATTCCTGCGGTAGCAGTGTTTTCAACTTCCTGAGATAGCCCGGCAATTGCAGAACAACGTCTGAAAGCTTCTTCAGCATTAAGTCTCTGCGGCATTTCACAAGCATTTGAGATCAACGGAAGAAACGCACCATTAACAGATTCATTAATCTGATTAACCTGCTGCGTAATTGCCGCCAATGCGAATGCGTAACCTATTGCCATGTCTTGTCCCTCAGTCGTTGTTAACGACTATATACCACGATTTTTACTTTAGCCAGATACAAAAGTCCGCAGAGTTTAGAGTCACCGACTGCATCAGGCAAGTAAAAACATGCTTTCATGTCGGAACCTGCGTCCGGTAGCTGGTCCCATTAAAAAACACAACATCGATGTTATAGGTGGGGTTCTCAGTCCCATCTACCCTTGAAATTGCCAGTGATGCAAAATACCCGGCAAACTGTTGCTGAACCATGTTCACATAGTAGTCCGGGTAAATTTGCTGCACGATGCACTGCTGCGCTGGAATACCGTAATTCGCGTAAAACGGCGACTCCCCCAACCCCAGCTTTAACGTCTGAATGAGCGTCGTCAGCCAGCCGTAGGAGAAATCACCGTTGGCGTCAGATTCTACAGCAACCCATTTTTTGTTGCCGTTCGCGTCGGTGACGCGGCCCCATGTTCTCATACGATTATCCTCACAGCTTTATCTGCTCCTTGCGGAGTTGTCTTAGCCTTAGGAATCAGTTCGCTATCCATTTAGAACCTTTATGATCTCTGCGATTCCCGGAAGAGATTTAGCAACAGCAAACCCTCCGATAACTATAAGAACTGTATAAAACATTCTTCTTAGAACCGGACTTCTTTCGAGCAATTTTAGAGCTTCCACAATCCAGTCTCCTCCGCTAAAATTAATCACGGAAGACCTCCAAACATACGTAATTATCCCTTGCCTTATTCAAGGTCAGAAACAAAAAGCCCCAACTGCTGCAACAGTTCGGGGCTTTCGCTTTATGGATAGAATTTAAAGTGAAATAAACCGGTATTAACCCGGATTTGGCTGCTTCGACGTAATCGTGCTGCCGCCGCTTTGAACGCCAGTCACATCGTGACTGTGGCCGCTGACGCTCACGCCGTTGATAACTGCATCCTTCTCGACCTTGAGAGGACCAATCAGCGAAGCGGTTGTATCCTTCATCTGGGCTTTGTCCTGGACGATCGGTCCGTTGAGGTGAATTTTCCCGTTCAGGAAAATATCTTCGGCCTCGAGGTAAACAGCTTTCGACTTTTGCCTGATTTCTTCCGGAGCCACCGTTACCGAGCTACTGCCATCCTCTGTTTTGAGAATTGCGCCGTCAGGACCGTACAAAACGATTTTTTGCGGATCTTCGTCGGACCATTCCTTGTTTGCCAGTGGCACGAAAAATAGTGGAGTGAGCGACATCGAGTAAGAGAGTGTCGCCATACCTGTTCCCAACCCGGACACACCGCGCAGGGATACATCAGCGGAAATTGTTACTCCTCGATCACCCGGCTGTATCGGGTAACGGATATACGGGAATGTGGCGACAGGGATTGTTATCTGCGGAAAGTTGATCCCCTCTGGCAACATATCAAACTGAACGGTCACTATCTGCCCACTGACATCTACAACATGGCAGGGCAATTCACGACCTTTAAGCTCGGCTTGCTGGTTACCAGAACTGGTCATCATCTCCGACAGCGTTCGGAGAAACGGTAATTTTTGAGCGTTTGACATTACACCCTCGCCCAGTTCTCAGCATATGCCTCGAATACCGTCACCCAGGCATCGCCATCGGCTGTCAGATACGAACCAATGTGTCTGACCGATTTCACAAGAAATTTCCCGGTAAACGTGGTCGAGTTTTTGGAGATAACGCCAGGAGCCATTGTATTAGCCATCACTATCGACGCGGCGCCCGAATAAAGCCCCTCCGGCAAATTAACCACATCACCACATCTGATATCGCCCCTCATCGGGCATTTGAAGCTGACGGTAAACGGCGCTATCCATGTCGGCTGCCCGACCAGTTCATGGGCATGAATTGTTTTTGGCTCACCCCACTTTGCTGATGCGTTATCGTAGATTCGTATTCTGTCGGAAAGAATACTGATCGCGATTCCGCTATACCTTTCATTACGCATCATCGCAATAGAAGCGTTTTTTACGACCATAGCCAGAGAACCAATCTCCGTATATTTACCCGTCCACGGCTCTGGCAAAACCAGGTTGTCGCTGACTGTGCAATCAATCAATTTATTGGGATATGCTTTTTGCAAAGCGCGGACTAAAACATCGCCAACCCTTTCGCCTGCTTCCCCCTGCCCCTCAATTGAAAAAGGTTTACCGTCATCGGTTTTGCGTATGCTTGGATTTATTACCAGGTTTAAAGTCTGGTTCGTGCCGATCCAGTTGGCATATGCCAGATAAATTTCACCATAGATTACCTCCCCCTGTTGATCCTTATTTGCCAGTGGTAACCCCTGAACAAAGCCTGCTTTCATACGGACCAGCCCCCCCTGCAAGCTTACACTTTGCTTCAGCATGTCAATTGGTAATCCATAGATCGTCAGCATCGTGCCCGAACAGACTACATCCAGGCCGGTTACTTCAAAGTCAAATTCAACATGCAACCCACATCCTGGTGTTTCACTGGTATCAAAAGGTCCAATGGGTTTTCCATTGCTATCCACTGGCGGCTTGCCTGTTTTAGGATTAATAATTTCCAGTCGGTAATAACGCATTACGAAACCTCAAACTGATTCGTACTTTCGCGAAAAACAAGTTTCCCCGGTGAGCAAGGCAGCGCCAGATTGATGTCGTAACTGTCAGGTGACGCAATCAGCGGCATGTAAACAATCACGTCTCCAGAACTGTCTTTCAGTTCCAGGTAGTAACGATTTGCATACAGGTTAAACGGAACGCGGGCGAATGTTTCATATTCTCCGATTCTGGCCGTGAACTGAAACGGACCTCGCCCGTCTGGTTTGAAAGGAATTAACGTTGTCATAAGCCAATACCAAACTCCTGCACGACCTGGTTCTTAATACCTGACCACGATAGCGGCCCGTCTGACGGCATCCCTTTATCAAATTTATCCAGAACGCTCGCCAGCGTTTTTACCGTTTGTTCGACAGACGATAATGGTTGCTCAAACTCAATCTGCCAGGTGTGCTGAACCTGCTTGTTCTGCTCAGAGAAACCGGATGTATCGATAAACGACCGCATCAGACAGCGCGTGTAGATAAACGAGGGAGTCAGAACGGTGTAGCAACCGCCATACTGGTTATGCATATCAAGCGCCATTTTCAGCGCCGTAAACGTCATCCCCTTAGTGGTGTAGCCACCGTCCTCCGTTGATGCCGGACGGATCATCTGCATGACTACCCGATTGGGCTTCCTGACGGTCGCATTCGCTGCCGTTACCTGGTTATAGAAATTCAGGTTGCAAATATCCTGCTGGACCAGCGTTGTCCCGGCCATTGGCGTGAATGCCGCCATCGAGCGTGTATGAATCTCTCCATGCAGCAGACCGTTCGCGATACTTAGTCCTTCGGTCAGAACAACAATCGGCATCACCCCGCCGGGAATTTTCGACGCTATGCCATCAACTAAAAGAATGGGCGAAACTTCAAACGCCAGTTTGAAAGCTTGTCCAAAGTAATTAAGTGACATCTTTTACCCCGGTATTTGTTGCGTTCCGGCGAGTTGTGCCAGTATGTCGGAACCCGGCGATTGTCGCACCTGAAGCTCAATTATTGCGCGGGCATTTTTGCCAGCACCCTGAAGGTTATCTCTGGCATTTCTTAGCTGATTCATAATACCAGGGTGTTGATCCAAGGCTCCCTGTATCTGAGGCAATAATTTAATTAAATATTTTACAGTCTCCATTCTCAAACTTAGATTTCCATCTCTATCAATACGACCTCCGTTATATGCCGTAAGCATTTTTGCCACATCGCCTTTATAACGCCGATTCAGATCATTTAAAAAGCGGCCAGCCGCAAGAGTGGATTTATTTGGGTCATAAACATCATCACCCACCAGACCATACTGTTTTGCGGTGCTATCCCAGAATTGCCACAACCCCTTAGCGAATCTACCTTTTTCATCTGGAGTTCCTCTTGCAAGAGGATTCCACGAAGATTCAACCTCCGCGATAGCTGACATCATATTTTTAGGAAGTCGATAAGTATTATTGGCTTGCTCTACAAAGTTCTGAATATTTCTCTTTAAATCATTAGGCATATGGTAATTTTTATATACATCATCCTGTTTATAAAACTCACCCGTATACTGATTTGTCATCGGGTTTGCTCCCGGCAACGCACCACCGAGATATTTATTCCCAAATGCCGCAAGAACTGGATCTGCCTGTTCAGCACCAACTCCGGTTCCGGGGAGATATTTATCTTCCCCACCGATCCATTTGATAGCTGACCATATTGCTTTTGCAATCCGGCTCACCGCCAGAGAAAAATCGTCAAGATCATTTTTAAATTGTTCGCTATTCAGCCACTTACCAAGTTTCTCCAGCCCTTCGCCAGCCTCAGTGAGAATTTTTTTAAAATTTCCACCATTCAGAAAACCTTCAATATTGGATGTCAGTCCATCTGATGCACCTCTGATTAGTGGGTTATATCTGGCGAGAGCTGCATACCAGGAATTTGATATTCTGTTTCCATTTACCATCAGGTTACTCACCGTGTCCTGATAACCTGACTGCATAGCTGGCGTGAGGTAAGTGCCGAGTAACCTGGTATTTGCTGCAAATTTCTCATTCAGTTGGGGGATCTTGTCCAGATTCGCTTCCATCTGGTTAGTTGTCGCGACATCAACAAATCCAAGCCCTTGTCCGTTGAGAATCCCCTGAGTAAGTCCTGAACCTTTATATTGCTTAACGAGAGATGCAAGCGCGCTCATAAGTTTGGGCAGATTCTTTGCAGCACCATCTCGCGGATCAATTCCAAGACTAACCAGGCCAGCATAGTTTGGATCGTTCGGGTTTTTCTGTGCGTTAGCCAGATGCTGAACCAGCTCTTCTGTGCCAGAAAAATATGGCGAATAGGTGGCACGTGCGGCCTGCATTTGGGCGGTTTCCATCCCTAAACCCTGAGCTACGCTATACTGTGCCGCGACTTTACTTGCCATATAGCCGTAGCCAAACGGCCCCGCAACCCCTATTGCAGCTATTTTCGTCCCCCACGAAACCGTGGTTTTAAACAGGCTTTTTAACCGGGAATTAGTCGTTTTAAGCGTTGAATTGATCTGTTTGTAAGTTTTCAGCGTCCCCTGAGCGTTTTTACCCAGCCCGCTGAGGTACTTATCAAACATCGTTTCGCCGCGACCTTTATAGTTGCTCACCAGCGAATCAGGTGTTTTCCCGCTTCCAACAAAGCGCCCTTTTTCATCCCTTAAACGTCCATCAGTGGAAGCAGCCGAAACTGGCGCGGGTGAAGATGGTTTCCTGGGAGCCTGATTGGCTTCTCCGCCTGTAGTTGTCTGCCGGACGCCACCTCCCGGACCTGTATTTGAAGGTATTTTAAGAGGCGTACCGGCAGGGCCAATCATCAGCCCGTTGCGATACTTTTCAAATATCGCCTCAAGTCGCTTAAGACGTTCTTCATTAACGTCCAGTGTCAGAACCGGCATCTGATTACCTGACATTCAATACACCTCCCGGCGTCGTGCATTTACGCAGCTCACGAAACTGAGCTGCTGTTTTTACATTCAGACCGGAATTTGCCCAGATGTCGCTGAATCCGTCTCCGGCTGAGTAGTCGAGGATGTCGCTGATAACGTGCTCGCCGTCGCGCCAGAACTGGCGACAGGCTTCAATGTCGGCAATGAAGCAATCCATTCCGTAAGACTCAAGGATGAAATGCGACTGTTCCACATTCCACTGACTGCCAGCATCATCTGTTCCGTCTGCTCCGGTGTGTTTATCGACGAGACGCATGTAAAAAAAACGAGTTCACCTGCCACATCATCAAATTCAACGATGCCGCGCTCCAGCGCCATATCAAGCGGGATCGTGTCGTAGCCTTTCCCTTCGGCTGGGTAAACCAGATTCGCAAGGCGAATGATTTCATTCACGAGCGTATTGCGAACGCCCTTTTCGCCATCCCAGATATTCATATCTGAGGAGATCCTTTCCAGCATAAGGCAGGCGATACGCGGACCCGCAACGACGCCAAGACCTTCAGAAAAAATGGCAGAAAAAGTTTTACTCAGAATGAAGAAATGCTCTTTAAACACCTCTTTGCTGATCGGCGTGGCATGGATCCAGCCATTACCCTTTTCTGTCCGGACAGGAATAATCAGATTCAGATTTCGGGAGATTTTCATACCAGATCCCACATTTCAGAGTTGATGTAATACGTACCGGTAATGGTGATGGCCACACCCGGCTCGCCCCCGGCGAAGGTCATATCCTGCACGTTGGTGATCGCCGTGTTATAGATATCGAAGTCACCGAATACCGTGCTGTCGCTATACACTTTTGCGTCGCCGATCGTGGCGTTCTTTTCCCATTGCGCCTTGAATTGTTTTCCCAGCGCCTGGCTACGCAGCAGATGAACACGCGCCTGTAAAATCATGTATGGCTGCGGCGACTGCACGGCTCCCGTCATAGCAGGTAAAAACTCCGTGATATTGCCCTGAAAGGACAATTCGACGCCTTCTTTTGCCAGAAATGAGGCGGACACATTCAGTTCGGAATGAGAGGTGAATTTAACGCTGGCGCGAACCCGGTTAAGGGTGCCAACGGGGATCATTGGATTAGGCACGGTTCAGTCCCTCACGAAAGCTGCATTGTCACATTGATGTTAAAAATGATTTCGACAAATCCGCGCATCGGCGTATAGGAGGCCGAAAGGCCCGCATAACGCCCGATACCGTAATCATTCGGATTAGTGTTGATATACTGGCGGAAAGGCACTGCATCGACGACAGGCTGACCGTTGACCAGGCCGTAAGATACGCCCGTATTGAACACCGCCTGTGCGACCTGCTGTAGACGGTCGATCCCGTCCTGGTTGTAGTAAAGCGGGTTAATTGGGTTATTGCTGCCGTTGATCACCGTGTTGGCGAGCTGCATATCGACATTAATCTGCACCCAGTCCACGGAATACCAGTACGTCATATCGTTACCGTCACTGGTAACGCCTTTCACCAGAATCGTGTTGGAAATTCCACCCTCAGCCCCCGTGTCGACGTAGTTAATATTCTGCTTCGTCATCGTGGTCAGAATGGAATTTTTGCCCTTGTGGGCATTTACCGCCTGCAGATAGCGAAATGCCATCGGCGGCACCTTGTTGATTTCTGAAGGTGATGCGGAAACATAGTTCCACATTACGGCTGCTGCCGCGTTTGTCGCCGGGTACGTATCATCCGCCGTTGCAATAACCGACTTAATACCGGCATAAGGCGAAACGTAATTCGTGTCGTCCGGCGTTTTCGTCAGCACGAAGAAATACTGCATCGCTTCGTTGGCGGTGTGGAGTTTTGCCAGACTGATAAATTCTGCGTCACCATCCCACGGCTGCGGCACCAGATACGCATAAAACCGCAGGAGCGGATCTTCCATATAAGCTTTCAGTGCAGCGATTTCCTTACTGACCCCGCCTTTCTGTACTCCCAGCTCCAGCAGGTAAATCCCAACTGAATTTCCCTGGGCAAAAAACATGTTTACTGCCGTCACCAGATTTTCACTGCCGACAATGGAAAACTGCCCCAGTGTCACTGGCGAACCGGAAAGCTGAGAATCAGCAATCGTCCAGGTCAGTGTTTTTTCATCCGTGACGGTAGCAGTATATTCGCCATTCCACGCGTCGGGCGAACACCCGGAAACAACAATTTTCACCTCAGAACTGTTTTCGCGTCGGATGTTGCTCCCTTCCGGAAGCGTCATCGTAACGGTGACGTTTGCCGCAGATTTTCCTGCGGCAGCCGCCGACAACGCAGCAATCGGATTTTTAACCAGATCGTTAATATCCTGATTGCTGGTGAGTAATACAGGCTTCCCCGGCTCATTAGTCGTGGAGCCAAACGAGAGAACCGCAGACATCTGCTGCAAATTCGAGGGTATAGCCCCGATGGTCTGGGACACATTCACCGTGACGATATTAAATCCCATTATTTAACCTCATATTTACAAATAACTTTTTCAATCAACTGCCGGGATATTTCCCGGGCGGTGCTCTGGTAGTAATTCACGTCAAAATCGACAATCTTTTTCTTCGCCAGAGCGTTGATTTCAACCTGTCCCGACTTTGCGTCCTGAACCACCGGAATATTAGTTACACCAAACTTTTCCTCCTCCAGCGCCCTGTTCACCACCGAGTCGACAAGATCCAGCGCCATTTTGTTGCTGAATCCGTAAAGCGTCAGGCGAACCGAATCCTGGACGAGCTGGAATCGCTCACCACCGAAAACAATGGGAGCCACCTGCAACGGAATGCTGTTGCGAACATCCACCGCGATATACGGAGGACGAAGGTTCTGAGGTACCAGGTAAGACGGATACACGGTCGCGGCATCTTTCATTTGCAGCCAGATCGGGATGCTGTTGGAGATGATCTGCTCGTCGCTGATATCCTCCTCGCAGTCGATAATCTGAGAACGCATAGTTGGTAAAATCGCCATGCCGCGATAATGAAAAATACCCGACTGCTGATAGCGGCTCTCCATTCGTGAAAAAGCGAACTGGACGCCGCAGTACTCACCGAGATAGATCGCATCGGGATTTTCCACATTAAAATCATCAACCTGCTGAACAGGCGTGAAAATAATGTTGTTCACATCCTTCGAGACAGACTCGTCCTGAATCGCAATAACCTGACGATGCAGGCTGCCTTTGATTTTCAGACGAGTTGGTGACTCAATATTCAGGCGACACAGTTCATCGCAACTGATGATTTCCGCATTAACCCAATAGACAAAACCATCCAGCGGCAGAACCTGCCGGACATAAAGCCTGAATGTGATTTCCTGGTCTGACGAGATGGTTTCAACTGCGGATTTAAGAACGGATGAGAGCTGCGAACTGTGCTGTTCGGCTAATTCCTCAAGACTCGGCATTGTTATCTATCCACGCTATAAAGCTGCCCTTAAACAGGCCGCCGTCTATGAATGACGGACGCCGCTCCCCGGTATATTTGTCCTTAAGCCTGGAGTTAACGCCCAGTAGCGCGGCCTGAGTTGGCACAGGGTTTCCGTTAATCGTCATCCCGGCCATTTCTTCAGTTTCAAGAAAAATATGGAAAATCTTCTCAGTCCCTTCCAGAAAATGCTCGCCTGGTAGCGGAGCCTTATGCTTAAGGTGATTGACCAACTGGTACGCCAGTTCAGTACCTGCCTCCTGGATAATCTCGTCCTTATGCATTTCCCAGAAGTGCGTAAAAATTTCGTATCTCTCCTCGAGGTCACAGGCCACGTCGAACGTGGTTTTTCCCGGTTCGTCGCCGTAGTCATACGGCTGGTCGATAACACCAAAACAGAGTTTCATGGCGTGTACCCCCATACCGTGCCCATCTGCATCAGCACCGCAATAACCTGTCGTCCATACGGATCCTGCAACATCTGCAAATCCAGCAAAGACAGATTACTCAGCGCGTCGCTGATGGTGATCGAACCCGATGTCCCCTGGTCTGCTGCCGCGCTGACGAGTCCTGTTACCAGACTCCCAAGATTGAGTTTTTTTCGCAGGTTGGCAAACCACGAGCCGGGGGCGAAATTCAGGAGGAATGAGGCGGCAGCGTTATAAACCGTTCGCACATAGATGATGGGTAAACGCTCCAGCCCCTGATCGTGAGGGATTAGCTCCATCGCAGACTGAAAGCAACATTCCAGCGTCGGATCATCGTCAGCAATGGCGTGAACCGGTACTTTCATGTCATCACGAACGAAGCGAATAAACCCCTCCAGTGACGGACACAGGGTCATTATTTTTTAACCTTAATATTTCGCTTTGTGCTGGGCGGATTTTCCTGTTCGGTGTTGATCGCTTCTCCGGTGATTTCCATCTCAATACCGCCCGGTTGAGGTTTTTCGCCGCTCTGAATCACCGCCTGATCCACTGCGTTATTCAGCGATACGGCGCTGGCCGCGAGAATTTCCTCTGACATGGATTCCAGATTTTCCGTTTTCTGCTCCGCGCAATCCTCAATACGACCGACGCTCACAGGTTTATCGATGGAATAGCAGATACCGGAAAAATTCTTGTCCACCTTGTCACAACGCTGGAATCCGTAAGGCTCATGCTGTCGGATGATGTGGTCGATAATATCGGACTGATTTTCGATCATATGCTGACGTCCGGACGGAATTGTCACACCGAACGACTGCGTTTTTTCGGGGAGTTTGTAGTTGAACGTGTGCGGCTGACGTGAGCAGTTAGCGATGTAGAGCTTCATAAATTTTTCCCACAAAAAAGGGGAGCATTTAGCTCCCCGCGTTATCAGATTGAACGTTTATGCGTATTTGGCAGACAACAGGGTGATCCCCTCCGGGCGGAAGTTCCAGCCCGGTGTCGCACGCATGGTATACAACGTGGTCAGGCCGCCATCCGGCATAGGGGACGGGATTTCCGTCGGCGCTGCCATGTCGCAGAACATCACGTTGACGGCCTGCTGGTTAGGGACCAGCGTGGAGAAAATATTGGTGTTAATAGCGTGACGCGCTTCCGGAACCTCAATCGTCGGGTTCGTAACGATGATCAGGTCACTACCACCAGCCCCCTTACCAATCAGCGTGTCATCCTGGCAGAAAATGATGTCATCGCCTGTCGCCTTATCAGCGACGTCTTTAACCATCGTCCCCACTGTTCCGGTACCGCCTCCAGGACGCTGGTAACTGGTCAGCTCAACAATTCCTGTCCACTCCAGCGCCTTCATGAATCGCTGCGGACTCAGAATGACTGTCGTTAATGGCTGCCCCAGCAGCAACATGCGGGTTTTCTGGTCAGCAATCAGGCCAAGCATAAATTTAGCCATCTCGCCGGAGTCCCAAGTGGTGTAAGAATCATTGCCTTTGCTGTCGTTACCCAGATTCAACGTCACTGCATTCGGGGAGTTGGTGATCCCCTCGTTATTAGCTGCATTCACGCCATACAGCAGCATATTACGCAACATTTGAGCGTGTCCCTGGCGGTTAGCCAGGCGCAGGCCTTCAATCAGAGAATAGCCCCAGCGATCTGCTGCATCAGTATCGAGATAGCTGTATTGCGAACGGGAAGAAATTCGGTAAGTCATCATCCCGTCATAGCCGCCAGAGATACTGGAAGACGGTAACTGGCCCGGCAGAGACTGGCTGACCTGCGCCTGCGAGGTCATGCGCAGATATTTCTGATAGACCATCAAATCACTGGAACTGATTTTTACCGCTGGAGCACCACCAGCCAGGACTTCAAACGCCCCGGAAGCCATGCTCTGTTGCACGATCATTTCCGGCAGCACCATTGACGGCGACACAAAAGTAGTCGCGGGAGTAAATGCGCTCATTAATTAATATCCCCTTAAATTAAAAACAGGCCGCACGGCTTGCCGATTTCCCAGACAACGTTACCGCCATCCTCTTTTTTCACCGTCAGGTTTCCTTCAACTGAAACCATCAGCAACTTAATGTCCACTTTCGGGTTAGCCCCCGGCGTTCCCGTGTAAACATCAATGACGTTATTTGTCAGGTCCCACACAAAACCACTGGCAGCAACGGTGTTATTGCCATCAGCCAACGCAACAACTTCTGCACTGACCGGGAGAGGAATGCGGGCGCCTGAGCCAACGCGGTAATAGTGAACAAAGCCACCCGCGAGATATAACGGCACCGGATTATCCGACGTGGTAATGCCATGAAATGCCTGATTAAAGACCGTAAAGGCGTTACAGGCGTCCTTCGTGGCCTGCTTGATAACCGCGCCGTTAACACTGTCTTTCGCGGTAGCGATGCACTCGATAACACCGACACCACCCCATACCGGTTCAGTGATTTTGCTGTTCAGTCGTCCGGAGCAAAGTTGCAGACGAATTGCCGGATCATCCTGCGCATCCCCCTGCATCAGCCCACGGGATTCGACGTTAAAAAGGCCACCAAATGCTCCACGGTTTTTAAACGGATGAAAGTTAATATCAGCCATTGTTCAGGCTCCCTTGAGTGTTAATTTTTGCCAGACGACGCCCCGGAATTTTGAAGGCACTCAGCCAGACGTTCGGATCGCCCTGATATTCAGTAATGCGACGCCCGGCTTCATCATTGCGGATACGTTTATGCAGTTGCCCCTGCGTACTCATCATTTCTTTTTCGATGGACTGACGGGCGGCACTGAAAATTGCGTCCTCAAGCACAGCCAGCGTTGCAGAATCCGCAATCGCGCGAATATTGACGTCCTTATGTGCCGGAGAGTGTTTCTGCATAGCGATTAGCGCACGCTTGCGGTAGTCCAGCGCATTTTCACCAGAAAACGGTGCTGGCGCGTTTTTACCGCAGGCACTGAATGCGGAGTCGGCTTTTGCCTGCGCTTCTGCCAGGGCAGAGTCATTGCGTTCTTTTTCTGCCTCCTCGTCAGCCTTACGCTGTTCTTCCGCTTCGGAATCAGCCTTTGCTTTCTCCTCAGCATCTTTGGCTGCTGCCTCGTCAGCTTTGGCTTTTTCTTCCGCCTCCTTTGCCGCAGCTTCATCAGCTTTACGCTGTTCCTCTGCGGCTTCATCGGCTTTGGCCTTTTCTCCGGCCTCTTTTTTCGCCTGTTCTTCGGCGTCCGCCCGCGCTTTGTCCCGCTGTTCCAGAGAGTCCATGCGCGTAACGACACCATCGATTTTCTGATTAATGCCTTGCAGGGCATCGCTCACAACCCCCTGTAACAGGGCCTGGAGTTCTTCTTTTTCCATCTCGATTTCACCTGTGTTTGTCACTTCAACCCCTGCGGGGATCCGGTCTTTATCCCACACGCCCAGCGAGCCGTGGTCTTTCGTCACCAGGGCAATGTGATCAACAAGGAAAGGAACGCCTTCGATTAAAAAATTGGTGTCACCTTCCTGTACTTCCACATTTCCTGATGTGCTGTTGAACACCACCGACGGGCTTGTCGAAACATCCCCCTCAGTGATTTCTTCAACAATGCTCTGGAGGTAAACGCGGCACACCGCCCATACCTCATCACCCCGGATATACGGCAGCATGACGCTACCGACGATCCGCGATTTAAAATCCTCCTCCGTCAGAACTGCGTCGTCAGGATGGTTTGCGATAACCGGAAGGCCATTGCATCGCCTTAAAAACTCCTCGTTCAGATAGAGCTTTGGATCACGCCAGACGTGCTCTTTCAGCCCGGCGCGATAGGCAAGCCCGGTTCCGGTTATTCGCAAATTCACCAGCCACATGTTGGAGAATTTCACTGGAGACGGTACGGTTCCGTCCCTGATGCGTTCTGCCACTTCAAGCTCGGTTAAACTCACGTTTGCCCTTCTCCGTTAAAAATTCGTCGGGTAGTTTCTGAGGGGCGTAGATCGGCAGTGCATCGCAACTGCAATAAACCTCCTCCCCGGCAGCAGTGATTTCGTCATAAAAACCATATACGGGCTTAATCAGCCCCTGCTCCAGCGCCCACGAATTGCGGAGGAGATAAATTTTCTCGTCGCGCTCTTTGTGGTCCTGTCGGTATTTGTAGCCCGGACGCCGCCAGTTAGAATGCCAGCGCAGAGCAATCGCTCCACTCTGAACAGCCAGCAGATACTTAACGTTGCTTGCCAGCTTATACCCCTGATCAATTGCCACCCGGCGACTGATAAAATCCATATCCTTCAGGGACTTCTGAAAACCGGACTTCACTTCCCGGCGATCAATTTCGCTCACCCCGTCAGGCGGAATGGACGTAACCCATCCCTGAAAACGCTGTATGGTTTTCTCGATAGCCTGTTCGCGGTTGAGTTTTATCAGGTTGGCACTGGCGAAAATTCGCCTGTCGAGTTCCTTACGAAACTCAGGTTTCAGTTTTTCAACAGTGATTTTTTTAGGGCCATCAGGAGGCTGATCCCGTGATGCCCCGCCGTCGATGACAAGACGGCTGTAGATAGCGGTGAGATGTCTTCTGGCTACGGTATCATCAGGGGTTTCTCGCTGAGCGGCTACACGGAGTTTCCGGCACCATTCGAGCAATGATTTTTCGCTATCCCACCCGTGATTTACGTAGTAGTTAACGGCATCCGTCAGAACCTCATACAGCGTCCTGATCCGTTTCTTCTTCCTCACCGCCCGGCTGGAAATTGCCATCAGGCGTCTCCTGCTTCGGTGGTTCATAATTCGCCAGCGCGTCCACATCAATGATGAGTGGAGCTTCGCCATAGGTTTGCGTGGCATTAACAAGGCTTGCCAGCCATTCAGCGAGGGCGGCGCGGTTTTCAGGATCAACCTGTGGCGACACGGCAGAGAAAAGTGCTATCGCCTGTTGAATCACTTTACTGTCGCTTTCCCGGCGTTTGTCCGGCGACTCCTCCACCAGCTCCTGCCACGTCGCGGTAAATTCACGTCGCCACTGGTAAAACGTGGTTTTATAGTCGTCGGTTATGATGTCCGGGTAATCATTTTTCAGCGACTGATAAAATTCCTCGTTCCAGGCGATGTACTGCACCAGGCGTTCGAAATAATCCATCACAGGCTCAATCTGCTGGCGCACACCATCGATATACTGGCTGATGGCTTTCGAGTCCTCCTTACCTTCACCGAATCCGTTACTGAAGGCTTCTTCCTTGATAATAATGGCCGGAACATCACTCCCGGCGGCAATATCAGCAATGATGTTGTCGCGGGCAGTATTCAGCGCCCCGTCGATGTTTTGCAGGTTCAGTGAACTTACGTCTTCGTCTTTTCCAATACTCAACACGCCTTTATTTTTGGCGGCTTTCACGTTTTCCCTTTTACGCCCCGTGGCAGCAGCCATGATCCCGTCAATTTTCGAACCGTTCTGCACAACTTTAGCCACCAGTACGCCTGCCTTCTGGCTGACGAGATCATTCGCCTCCATCGTATTGATATAGGATTTCAGGGAATAAAGAACTCGCTGAAACACGCTTCGCCCGGTGAATCCGAACGTTGAACTCTGAAACTCCAGATAAATCGGTGTGCCGTTGAAGATTTTAAGTGTGCGCGACGGATGCCAGTCTTTTCCGCCAATCTTCAGCTTTTTATTGGCTTCCTGGAAAAACGGGCTGTTTGGGTTCTGGTCAGTCACCATCGAACCGGAAGCGTTCAACGGATCCCACGCGTTGATATACACATCCTCTTCTGTCAGTCCGAATGTCGGAAGCGGCTCTCGACATGAAACACTGTCGGTGCCCACGCCGATCGCTGCGGCACCGTAGCAACGAGACAAAAAAAACAGATTTTTAATCTTCTCGTTAACCTTCATACGTTCCCATACTTCCTGGAAACGCCGTACAACCCTCTCGTCAGGGTCTGTCTCCACGTTATACTGCCGCGGTTTACACATCGCCATCAGTATGGGTTTTTCGACAAGTTTTCCGCCCAGAGGATGGAATTGCCACAGCAGCTTACACAATTCATAGCCGATATCGGTTCCCGGCTGAATTTCTTCAGCCTCAAGAATACGCATCAGTGCTGAATCGAGGCCGCCAGTAATCTCGATCTCTGCCATCAAAATATCCTGATTTTTACAACGCCGCGTAATTACCGTGCGCGATGATCAATCCGTAGGTATAACAATCGAAAAGGTCATCAGCACGTTTATGCGCGTCTTTGTCTGCCAGGTGGAACCCGGCGATTTGTTTAATGAGGTGGTTTGCAGTGGTGCGTTTGAATGAAACGGTCTTGTCGTAAGCCTCCCGGACGATTTTGCACATCCCCTGATAGTGATATCCGGATGCCATCACCGCCCGTTCGTCTTTGCCTTTGCTGGTTAGTGCCGATTTAATCGGCGTCATATCCCAGCCTTCGGTTTCCGCTTTCTGGTTGAGGATCGCCCCCATCGCAGCGTCTTCCATAAAAATTCCCTGGCTGCCCAGACGCGGACGGCATAATTTCGCCAGGCGTTCGAGGTTGTCATAAACACCGGGGATATACTCAGGAAGCAATGACGCTTTAATTTGCGTCACATCCCAGTCAATAATCGTCAGTTTTGGCTCGTCCGAATATGTTGACTCCCAGGCGAAATACACCACGCCTGTACCGTCATTTTCGGTCCCGCCTTTCAGTGCCGTATCCATCACTGCGAAAATCATGTCGCAGTGCGGCGGCATGTCAACCGGCTGACCATCCACCAGCAGCTTATCGACATCAAGTAACGCGTCTTTGGACCAGTCCACGAACTCGGCAAGATATTCCTGCTGCCATACGCGCGGATCGGATTTCTTCTCCGTTTCCTCCAGTTCTTCTTTCGGAATATACGGATTCGATGAAGTTGGCGCATGGTGCATGACAAATCCCAGGGATTCATCGTGGCATATCGCGTAGAAAAAATTGCTCTCGTCGATACCGTTTGGTGTGGAAAATACCCAGGCACAGCCACGGTAATCGACAAGCGTCGGGCGTATAGCGCGGGGCCAGATTTCCTCGAGCATTTCCGGCGATTTAGTGAATGCGGCCTCATCAATCAGCACAGCGTGATACTTACGCCCACGCCCGGCCAGTTTGTTATTGTCCGTTACCCAAAAGTCGATGCGCCCCCCATTACGGAGAATGATGCGCTTTTCATTTTTTGACTGGCTGAGGATCAGCGGTTGCAGAACGGCGCTAATTTCATCCCAGATTTCCTGGTACTGGCGGTATTGTGCGGTAAAAATCCCCACCCTACCCGCGATAAGCTGCCCGGTGGTAGGAACGGCAAATTTCCGCGTCGCGAAACTGGTAGCGATATTCACCAGCATCACCGTTTTACCCCAGCGACGACCACAGCATACCGCGTGGAAGCGTTCCTCTATTGCCGCCGTCCATGCAGCTATTTGCCCCTCATGAGGTTTTGGGAGGTAGATTTCAATCGACATTATCCACTCCCGGCATCGGCAGAGAGTTGTGGATAATTATTTCGTTATTCTCACCACCCACGCCTTTTTTGAGGTTTTCAATCTCAGTGCGCAGCTTTTCATTGCGAAGCCTCAGTCCTTCAAGCTCCAGATCATTGCGACTGTCAGTTGCACCACCAGCAGAACTTCCTTTCGTCGCCATTATCAGCTTGATAAGTTCGCGCCGGGCGGCAGACTTATCCTCCAGCAGGATCTCAACACCAAATTTCCCGAGCTTTGCCCCTGCATATAATTGCCGTGCATCCCCATCAAGCAGAGTGGTATCAGCCATATAAAGCTGCCCCGTTCCCTCACCGCAGCACTTCGGGCAGTCCGGATTGGGTATGGCGTTATCAACAAAGCCAAGGCCTCCATATTCCGGTTCGGGTTTGCCATCTCTGGAAGCCTGCGCCGCTGCCTTATCAAATTCTGCTATATCGCGCCACTGGTAGAGATGATTCTCGCCCCAGCAATAACGGCAGTTAACACGGCGAAATTGTGCTAACTGATTGGGGTCGGCCTGGACAATGGCCATCAACTGACTCACCAGTAAATCCAGGTCTGCGGTATAGCGTTTCTGGTACTGATTGCGGAACCATGAGATAGCCCGATAAACCTTAGGATTTCTTAGGAGCTGGCTGGCAGTTACGTAGGCCGCATTCCCCTCTGACTCGTATCCTGCCAGGCGATATGCCTCAACGAGTTTTCTCCCCTGTGCAACCAGCATCGCAAATTTCGTCTGCTGCTCTGAGATGCCGAATTCATCGGGATTGAATAAAATTTCCTGATCATTTCCTGCAACGGGAGAAACAACCACTCTGGATTTTTCCTTCCCCGTTTTGCCGGTTCGCTTTTGCGCAGTTTTCTTTTGCGCACCTTTTTGCGCAGTTTTGCGCACTTCTGCCTGCGCATTTTTCGGAGGTTTTTTGATGTAACGACGGGCTGTTGCGTAATTCAGTCCCCTTGCTTCACACCATGCCACCGGAGATATACCGGAGCGGGTGTATTCAGCAATATACTCCTGCTGCAACGCCCCCCAGTCCGGTCTGCTCATCAGTTAGTCCTGATTTTTATCCACCCTGAGTAGTTCGCGCAGAGCAAAGGCATCCCCTTTTCTGGCAAGCTTAAACAATGCCGCCCGTAACTCGGCTTCACCTTTCGCTCTGCCCTTACGGATGGACGCATAAAAATTTGTCATTGCTTCCCGATTTTCTTTCAGTCGATTCAGATCAACATCCAGAACGTCAGCGATTTGTTGTGCAGTCATCCGGCACGCTGCCAGAGACTCGACTTTCGAATACGGAATCATTTGTCACCCCCATTGATATGCAGGGTGTCTTCTTCCTGTATTTTTCGTGAAGAATTTTTACTGCAGCGTTGTTCCAGGTGACCTGGTGGTGAATGCGTTTATGGCTGGCGCCCATCAGTGAGATTTTTACGCATGACGGTGCATACATGACGGAGTAAAAACTTTTAACGTAGGTTCCGGAATCCAGATACAGCTCGGTCATTCCGCCACTGTTTTTCTGCGTCTGTTTCTGCCCTAACTGGACAGCACCGATCGTCATAAACAATTCTCCACGGCGACCGAGATTCGTGTACGTATTCACATCCTCGTTAATGCGTCCCATGAATGAGAACGGTCGGTCAACCGAACAGATAAAGCTGTTCATTGCCTTACGTTTCACCCATGAAGCATGAGCGCCATTGTCACCAAGAAAATCCCCGCCCTGCGACATAGCGATGGAAAGCGCGGGTATTGATTCGTAATACGCCAGCATTTCAGAAAGGATCGCATCCAGTTTCCTTATCGGAAAATAGGCCTGGTCATAGTTGCGATCCACCCGAAACTGGAACTCGTGATAATCATCATCGAGCTGAATGAAGTATTTACACCCGACCATTTTTGCCAGGTCGAAACAGGCATTACGGGCGTAAAAAATTGAACGGCGGTCACCGAGATTATCGGCTTCGTCAAAACGACTGGCGATATCGGCTTTGGAAAACACCAGCACCTGTTCACCAAATTCAGCTACGTACTGATGCCGGGTCTTGTCTTCATCATCGACAATGATAAAAATTTTCCCGGTATAGCCAGCACGACGCAACGTCCGGTAAGTCAGAACTTTGTCCGGTCGCCCGTGAGTCAGAATAAAGGCGCAAAAATCATCACGCACATTCATCCTCCTCCCCGCCATGCATGATCTCCACCATACGCTGCGTCATCCGGACAAATCCATTTTCAATAGCCTGCTGATAATCAATGATCACCAGCGCCGACTCCTCGAAAAGGCACTGAATTTCAGCGGGAGCGTGAGCGTAATAGTCCGCAATTCTGCTGAAATTAAACACCGTGTGACGTTCTGCCGCACACAGGAGGAATTTTTCGATATCAGGCTCAAGGGACGCCGAACGTATCCGGCTGATCAGCTCCTGAGTTTTCGTATCGTCGTACAGTTCACTGATATCCGGTTTACCGCCCGATGGCTCATAAACAGGCGTATCAATTTTCGTCGTATACGGCTCATCCTCATTTCCTGTACCTGGCAAAACATCCGTCAACAGCTCATCAATTTCTGTCGGGCTGAAGCCTGTCAGGGAGACATCAAAATCAGCATTGATTAACTCCGACAGCTCCATCCGTAACAGTTCTTCATCCCAGCCAGCGTTCAGTGGCAAACGATTATCTGCCAGGCGATACGCCTTTTTTTGGTCATCCGTCAGACCAGACAGAACAATGACCGGAACGGAATCCATTTTGAGCACTTCAGCCGCCATAACGCGACCGTGACCCGCAATAATTTCCCCCTTTTCATCAATCAGTACCGGATTAGTCCAGCCGAATTGCTTAATGCTTTCTACCAGTTGTGCCACCTGCTCAGGGCTGTGTGTCCTGGCATTGTGTGCATACGGAGACAGTTCTTGTAACGGGCGATAGACGATCTTCAATTTCTCGCTCATACAGCCTCGCTTGATGAATAAAAAAGCTCGCCAACAGCCAGTGCGCTGGGTGCGCGGCGGGTGCTGTTGGTGAACCATGGCATTATAACAGCCCCTCACTAAAGAGCTGTTATAATGCTGATGTGTGGTTACAACATTAATATTTTCAATGCTATATATCCGCTTATATTCGTCCCCTTCAATAATAACATTCACACAATCAGCACTTCATAAGCTCATAGAAATAAAAATGCCCCACTCTGGGGCAATAAAACAAAAAACAACTTAATTATTCCGCATCTAATTCTATAGCCCATATATGATTCGGACTATATGCTTCACTTGCGCATAAATTCACTTTCATATCTGAAAGTATAGCAGCCATTGCAATTTTCCTCATTTCATCAGCGACATAATTGTCCGGATAGTTTTGCGCCCCAGGAATAATCCAAACACCGCCAGTTGAACTGACAACATATATACCTTTCCTATTAACATTTGCGTCAGCAAAATATTGAGTCAATTTGACTCCCTCTACAATTCTGGCTGTGGTTCCTCCACAGTTAGTTCTAAACTCCTGGCTAACACCTGCAAATGTTTGGATAGATACCAAACTTATCATAAAAACAAAAATTTTAATCAATGCCTTAAAGTTCATCTTTATCTCCATTCTTTACCAGAAAATCATCAATACTTTGCAAAGTCAACAAAGTGGATTTGCGTTTTATGAGCTTCTTAAATTTTAATAAATCAGCTTGCGATAGTTCATTAGTGATAAAATCACAGGTTAAAAAACTATTAGTTTTATTATTTTGATGGCATTGATCTGGCGCAAACTCTATCCAAGGGTACTCTCTCCAGGCTGGGAATTCATCAGGGAATCCCGCAAGATGATACCCATCTTCATTCGGTGCAACAGATAATCCACGAAATAAATCTCTTCGATAATTTCTGTTTCTGTGCATCCCCCCCTCTATCGCACCAAAAGTTACTCTATACCATCCAATTATTTGTGATAATGGAACACCACCTAATGCTGCATACTCATTTTCACTTGGGTATGGGCTGTATGTACCGAGTATGCCGTTCACATCAAATAAATTAGGCGCTGGTGCAATGACATAAATATAATACTCGTTAAAGCTCCCAAGCATATTTTGCCCGATCAAATGAGCCTGTCTTAATGTCGTAGTTGTAGATACATAACCATCATTATATCTGGTATTCCCTGTTACAGTTCCTCGGGCGTGATCATATAAATTAATATTGATTGGTGTACCACGTTCATACGCTTCATCTTGTCCTCGGGGTATTAACCCACCAGAACGTCTCACTTCATCTGGTGATCTGGAGTCTGCTCTATAAAAATCATTAGCATAAGACGTAGAAGATATGAAAACCAAGGTGACAAACCAAAAAACAATTCTATTCATGATACTTATTGTGCGCTCTGAACTATGTACAATGACATTAACGCATCTGCAAAAAAGATAATTGATGCAAATCAATAAATAGAATTAATCAAAAACATAAGACATATATAATTTATCCTGAGATTATAATTTCAGCTATTACGCAAATTTTTTATTTAATTTTGTAATTTCCAACTAAAGTATAAATATCAACAATTGATTCCTGATACGCGCTCTTTAATCCAGCCATATACAAACGACTCGTTAGCCTCCCGTTTCTCTGCCAGCTCCAGGTAACGGTCACCCTGCGTACAGTTCAGTGCGGTCAGCATTACCCGTTCGCCATCCCTGCCACGATTTTTCAGATATGCCCGTAACGCATTAATAGTTCGTGGGCCGATACGTCCGTCTGCATCCATATCCGGATACAGTTTCCCGCGCAGGTTGAAAACGTTCAGCCAGCGTTGAAACATTTTTGACGCCACGGTTGGCCCCATGTTGACGCCTGTGTCGCACAGCTCTGCGGCAATATCCGGGGACAAATTTGCCACTTGGTCAAAACGTGGGCCGTACCAGTAATCCGCCTCGAGTATTTCCAGCGCCTGCCCGCGCGTCAGGTCACGCATATCGCCCTGATATCCGTGCGCCCGGGCGACTTTTTCAGTAATGCCCCATTTGGTCGGACCACCTTTATCATCCGGATGGTTGACGTAACCGCCCTCTTTTCCCAGAACTTCGTCAAAAATTTCATCTTTCGACTTCATTTCAGTACCTTCGTAATGCAAGGATTTTTGAAACATTCCCACGTGCACGTATCACCAGCACGCAGAACAGCAGATTAAAAAACACCACCAGCCAGTTCGCCGCTAACAGACGACCACACAGATAGCTGAGTGGCGCAAGGGCATAAAGCAGCATCAGCAGCCAAGCCAGCCATGACATCAGCGGTTTATGCGTGGAATCTTTACGTCGATAAAAAAAGAGCGTCAGCACGATAACCATGCATAACGCCACGTTCAGCAATCCGGGAAGGTTACTTAACATTTGCCGCCTCCTCCGCCCCGCAGGCGGGAGAACAGACCGGACACCAGTGATGCAATATCCTGCTGGTGGATGAACGACAGAATCTTCACCGACACCACTGACACCAGCACTGCACACAATGCGTCGACAGGCGCTCCGTCAAACCCTGTATGCTTTACCAGCCAGGATGCCAGAACCTCTGCACCCAGCACGCCGATAATGAACGACACCAGAAAATGCGCCGCCACACGCCAGGCTGAAAGCGCCTGCGGTATCGTTGCCACAAATAACGCTCCAGCGAACGCACCAAACACAATCCCGAAATCCGTTCCGGTAAACAGCCCGAATACCGTCGCCCCGCCGAGCGCCGCAGCCGTGCCGGAACCGGATAAGGGTTCAGACATACTTTTTTCTCCTGTAAATAAAAAAGGCCACCAGCGGCCCGTAAAAAACAACATCCCATCGAAGGAATCCGCAAATGCCTTTTGTGTGACATAGTCTGATATGAAAAGCGAAGAATTAATGTACGGGAATAAGGATTACCAGAAATTCAGATTAACTTTCCTGTTTAAACGAGAAAAATTAATTTATATACTTTTTGCACTTCCCGAACGGGGGGAGGAACGGAAATTCGTTATGTTTCACGGACTTTGTCCAGCGACCTTAATCCGACGGTCGCGTTTTTTTTGCGTCATATTCATCGTTGACTTACATGGCATTGCCACACGGACATTATCAGTGTCCGTGTATTTTTTTGAATTCAACACAAAAAAAACCGCCTAGTGCGGCGGTTGAACAATGCTGAAGATGAATCATTTTTATTGTAGTGAAATTGAGATGTTGCGGACTTCCCTGAATATCTGACTTTATGCCAGATATTGTGGTTCCAAAAGCAACAATGTAAACCACTCTCATACCGGGAAACATCTCTTTGGTGTTATTTACAACACCGGAATGATGTATTTCCGACTCTCCAAAGAAACACAACATTTCTACCGAAAATACACCATCCCGCTATTGTAAAATAACAACACCAACACCGTGATATTTTGTTTTTATTACAAAACAAAAAGCGACAGTTACGAAAACTTACCACGAATAAAGCGTCAGCACTTAATATAAGTGAGTCTCATCTACTGCCAGAGCGATTCCAGCCACTGACTAGCCAATTACAAATCAGCGTTCCTGTTTCCTGAACGATTTTTACTCTTCATATGGATTCTTATCGGGGAATAAGATAACTCTCCCAGAAGACAGGTGTATAATAACAAGGAATAAAATCACTTCAACTGTAATAATCTGAAAAATGATTCTTGCCACATGAAAACACCCACCGGCCGCCCATTATCACGTAGTTTTCCATCATCTTTATTTCAACAATGGGCTTACGGGTTTTCTTTTGAAAATCCCAAACATCGTGACGTTTCCTTTTAGTGGATGAGCCTCCGCCCGGAGTGACCAGCTCAAGTCACACTGATCATCCCGTAAGCTCACCCCTGAAAGGTTATGTGGTTTTTGATGTGCGCCGGGTGTGCGCGAAAAAATGAAATAAGCCTTATCTGAAATTAAGGTTAATCTGAGGATTTAAACCATTCTAAATGCTTAGTAGTATAAACATGTCTCCTGAAGGAGGCAGATACTTATTCTTCTTCATGGACTTTGTCCCGCGGCTTTAATCCGACAGCCGCGCCCTTTTTCGCCAATATAAACCGGATTGAACTCATACAAAAAGCTCACCGAAGCGAGCCTGTTAAAAGTATATTTACCATTACAAGTGGACCGCCACCGGGGACTCGAACCCCGCACCACAAAACAACAATATGTGTTATGCACTCTTACCCAATGAGTTAGTGACGGCTTTTTGTTCTGCGGGAATCCAGTCTGACGAACAGAACTATCAGAACACCTTGCAAAAAAAAGCCAGCCACCAGAGACTGGCTGGCAAATTACAAAGTTTAAATGATTCATCATACAAGCGTCGTTACAGGGGAAACCTGCGGCGCAGCAAGATACAGAAATGTCAGCAAGCTAACAATAAGCAAGCACCGCATATTCGGAATAAGTTATAAATTTAACGATGTAATGCTTATTCAGCGTACAATTCTGCAAATTACCGAAAAAAAACCGCCTGTTAAGGCGGTGGTCAAATCAGTAAGTGCTGAAGAGTATTATTATAATATAGGTGAGGTGTCGGGTGCCTCCCGAAATACCTGACATACCATCAGATACTGTAGTTTCCCCGCTAAACAACCACTTAAACCACCCCCGCACATGGGGCTCACCTCATTTTGTGATGTTAATAACATCGGGATAGTGCATAATCAGCCCCTGCCAGGAAACATCAAAAAAATCCCACCAATAATGCACTATTCCGATAGTATCAAAAAACACAGCACCGAAATCATAACTGGTCTCCATTATAATTCGGGAGAGCGATAAAGGATATACGAGACCTTTCCCGCGAAAAAAACGCCAGTGCTGAAAAACCTATACCTCATTTGTTTTGCTGGAGCGGGCAGCGGGAATCGAACCCGCATCATCAGCTTGGAAGGCTGAGGTAATAGCCATTATACGATACCCGCATATGGTGCCGACTACCGGAATCGAACTGGTGACCTACTGATTACAAGTCAGTTGCTCTACCTACTGAGCTAAATCGGCATTATTTCCTCAGACAGGAATATATCGCAATTACTCCCCCCTGAAGAACTGCGGCAAATAATACGTTTAAATAATAAAACTGCAATACATCGCAGCGTCAAGTTTTGTAAATTTATTTTTAGATTTCTATTTTGTCAACTTTTTATATAAATTTAAAAACAGTCATAAATGTACACAAAATATATTTTATACGACCATTTAATCGCGCATTTTTTAATCAGGCTTCAGGAATAAAAAAACCCGCCAGTGGCGGGTTTTTAAGTTCACGTTTCTGGTTAACCTCGCGATACAGCTTTGCGAAGCGTAACTGAATTGAAGCAGTTTATTGCTCACTTTGCAATAGTTTTTTTTGTGCCGTGAACATTGGTTTATAAAGCATAAATTCAGCAATCATCAGCCATTGATCGATACGACGTCGACAGGTAATTAATGTCCAGTCAGGATGATTTTCATTTAACTGCTCTGCCATTTTCAGTTTGCTCATTCCCCGCCCTTCATATCGTTGTCGGAGGATGCTAATTAATCCCGGATACTCGACCAGCACTTCGCTAATTACCCGATCAATACATAACGCCTCGGCATCAGTACAATGAGACAACCAGCTTTTCTGCTTACCGTCGAGCATTTCCCGCAAAAATGCCTCCAGTTCCGTCTTATCAATCCCCGCTTTTTTCATCCTGCGCAGAACTTCATTGATGGCTGTTTTCGTCAATTTTTTGGATGCCAGCAACTGGTTAAACATATTCCCCGTCTTACCGCCGCCAATATACGACCAGCGCCCCCACATACGCAGTTTTCCCTGAATCCAGACACTTTCCAGCGTGGTGAGACGAAGGTGTTCCCCGCTTTTTCCTGTATTTGTTGGGTAAATCATAAATAACCTTCCTTTCTCCAGATTTCTTGTGTGCGAAAAACACCTTCTGCATGCATCAGGCGTAATTCTTCTTTGGTGTAATCGCTGGTTTTTACTCTCCCGTCGATTAAATCGTGGCATGAGCTACAGGCAATTGCAGCCTGCATATCGTGTGGCTTTGTCGCTGTTCCACACGTCCCCGCCAGTCTGTAATGCGCCAGCACGGAAGTTTCGGGATTGTGATTGCAGTACCCAGGAATTCTGACCTGACACATCTGGCCCCGCGCCGCTTTACGTAAATCTGCCATCACGCAAACTCCAGCAGCTGTGCAGTCACATTTTCGACTTGTTCCGGAGAGGAAAATTTACGGAACAGAATCCAGTTCCACAGCACATTCAGTACAGATTTATAAACCTGCTGAAACTCGGTTTCGTCCATATTTGCAAACGCGATGGATTTCGCCCGACGCCCGCGGCTACCGTCCGGATAAAAATGCTCAGTGTAAAATCCGGCCTGAATGGTTACCCATTCACGGAAGGCGTCAAATGACTTGAGTAATGCCGTATCCTGGGTTCTGCGTGTCGCAACTGTATTCAGATATTGCTCTGCGGCTTCGCTCAGGGCTGGCGTATGTTCCCTGCCTACCGAGTCACACAGGTAATCAACGAAACCTGACACCAGTGTTCGTTCGCGAGGCGTGATCGCCCCACCGACCGGAGTCCAGTAATCGAATCCGAGTTGCAGGAGTTTGAAAAAACGCTTGTGGAATGCGTAGTTACGAACACGCTTAAAGTCAGCGTGTATCCACTCGCCTATTTTTATTTGATGCAGAAAATCGCAACTCTCCGGCGTCGCCGGGAGAAGTAAACCAGAAGAAGTTTGTTTGACCAGTTGTATATGTGCCATCGGTTTTCTCCGGTGGCACGGTGTTACTCAGCAGGGGGTCAACCCTGTGCTGAATTGTAGATGAATTCACTCAGTCTCAAAAGCAAAAAATCCAGCCTTAAGTCCTATCTCTTTCAAAGCCTGTAATGATGTGACAAATTCATCTTCACGTAAAATAAAACCGTCCACCATAAGTCCATCCACAAAATAAATTAACACAGCACCGTTCTTCCTTTGCTGGGATTGTAAACATTTAATGCGGCAGTGACTGACAATAGTTCCATTCTCAACGCGCACAGCATAGAGGCCATTTTCACTAAACAATTCATGCAATTCTTCGATTTTCATCTTCAGAATCCTTCCAGATAAATAGCTCTCCCCTTTTCAGGGTCCATCCATCTTCTCCCTGCGCGCTACTCAAAACGGATGAATTCTAATTAATCTTTATTTCGAAGCAATCGCAAACGATAAAGCCAAAAATAAAAACAAATACAACAAATACAACAAATACAACAAATACAACAAATACAACAAATACAATAATATCGAAAAATTAACTAACCATTCAGACAACAAGGCAATATAATTTCAGTTAAAATTATTAATCCCTTATTCATGAAAAACAAAACCCGCCGAAGCGGGTTAAGTGCGGGTGCGTTGAGGATACCTGACACATCAGAGGTGGCGGGGATTTCTCCCCGCCAGGTCTCTTACTCCTCAGGTTCGTAAGCTGTGAAGACAGCGACCTCCGTCTGGCCGGTTCGGATTCGTACCTCGCAGAGGTCTTTCCTCGTTACCAGTGCCGTCACTATGACGGTTAAACAGATGACGATCAGGGCGATTAACATCGCCTTTTGCTGCTTCATAGCCTGCTTCTCCTGTGTAAGTTCACAGAGATATTGCAATTACCTCCGGATAAGTAAGGGGAGATTGCACTATGCAAATGCAGCATCTGATGGTTGGCTATCCTAAGTACTACCAAACGGCCGATTATGCGTTGAGGCTTTCAGTGATGGCTGATACAGCAACAATGAGAATGAAGGCTCTGCACTTCTGGGATAAACACGGTATTTCTGCAGCTTCTGAAGCCTTTGGCGTGTCCTGCCGCACGCTTTACTGGTGGCGTCAGTTACTGAACAAGGGAGGACCTGAGGGGCTAATCCCGCACAGTAAGGCACCTCTGGTGCGACGAAAAAAGCACTGGCATCCCGATGTGCTGAAAGAGATTCGACGGCTGCGGACAGAGCTGCCGAACCTCGGTAAAGAGCAGATTTTTGTTCGCCTGAAGCCCTGGTGCGAACAGCGCTATCTGGCCTGTCCAAGTGTTTCCACCATCGGCAGAATGATCGCTGCCGCACACGATAAAATGCGAATGATACCTGTGCGTCTGGGCTCGCGGGGGAAGGCACTGCTTGTCAAAAAGCGGTCTGCCAAACCCCGCAGACCAAAGCACTACCGCCCGGTAAAGACAGGTGAGCTCATTGGGATGGACGCCATTGAGCTCAGAATGGGCGAACTGCGTCGCTATGTCATCACCATGATCGACGAATGCAGCAATTACGCGCTGGCGCTGGCTGTACCGTCGCTCAACAGTGATATCGTCAATCACTTCTTCAGCCGTGCAGCCCGCCTGTTCCCGGTCGGTATCAGTCAGATAATCACAGATAACGGAAAAGAGTTCCTGGGAAACTTCAACAAAACGCTGCAGGAAGCCGCTATCAAACACCTCTGGACCTATCCCTACACGCCAAAAATGAACGCTATCTGTGAACGTTTTAACCGGACGTTAAGAGAGCAGTTTATTGAATTTAATGAGATTTTACTCTTTGAAGATCTGGCGCTATTTAATCAGAAGCTGGGGGAATATCTGGTACTGTATAACAGCAAAAGGCCCCATAAGGCGCTCGCACTAATGACGCCCGTGGAATATATTTTAAGAGAGAACAAAAATTGCAATATGTGGTGGACCCATACATCTCCTTGCCTTCCGGCGCGTAAGAGGCTAACCTACATGTGCAAAGCATGAAATTGGCCTCAGATTAATGTTAAGCGTCTTGCCGGACGCGTAATGTTAACTGGGGCTTTTCTCTGTCTGCCTTACAGTGGCATGCCCGAGGCAGACAGCCTCAAGCACCCGCAGCAATTCTACTTAACTATCCTTTTCCCGCAAATCGTTTTTATCCCCAGCGGCAAATCGAATACACCACCAGCGCCACCGCCATTGCAATTCCTACTGTTGTGAATGCTTCAGGCCAGCTCATTGATTCACCTCCTGCGATGGTTCCGGTAGCGGCATCCAGTGAGTTGAGCTCTCTACTTCGACGCCGTCTTTGTCCACAAAAGCCATCTTATTCCCGCCACGAGTGGGGCAAAAAACCTTATCCCAGGAACCGGGGAATACATTCCCGAGATCATCGCAAAGAATCACATCGCAGTATTCCGCAGGAACAGCATCACTACAGCTTATCCAACCATCCGGAGTTACCGGAGAGTTGCCAGCCAGTCCACGCAAAACGGCCTTAACCGCTTCAATACGGTCATCATCGCAACTTTCCAGCGTATCTATGCGGTCGAGCATGATGATTGCGTCATCAATATCAGGATTGCCGTTCCACTCATTACCGTTATTGAATTCGGCAGCCTGGTTACCGCGTACTGGTTGATTGTCGGCTTTACCTTGTCTGTCATCGCTGCATGAATGCCCTTCCAGCCAGGCCAATGCTTGTCGCATGAAATACGCAATATGTTTGCCGTGGTAATCGTCTTCATCGATGTGAAAAGCGATACTGCGGATGTATTCAATTGCGTTTTCAATGGCCTCCGGCGTTATCGGTGCTGACATATTTTGATTTTGGAGTGCAAAGACGCGGCTGGCATCCTCAACACCTTTAACTGCATCTGCGCAGTAGTTATAGCGATTGCATTCCACTAACTTCTGCTTGAGATTTTCAATTGCTTGCGCGACATCAGCCTGTATTACAGGAACTGGCGGCGCGGCATATAGTGGTTTAGGCGATATCTCCGCGCGTTTTGCGTATGCTTCAACTGTGTCAGGATTAAACAGGATTATGTTTTCTCCGCATACCCACGCTATCGGTTCTGCTTCCAGCGATGCCAGTGCAATTTTGAATAACTCGCCCTCTACCCGTGCCATCCCTGAATTGGGGTGGCATTTCGCAATCGCTATTTTTAATTTGGCTTCTTCGATTAATTGCTCTTTGGTTAATTCTGTCATTTTTCATTACCGCCCTTTCGGACGGACTCCTGATGTATTGAGGTTGCAGGAATCCCTCCGGTTAAGGATTAAATTTTATTTACAGTACTAAATTTAATTATTCTGGAGCGCGAAGCTGTTCCACACAATGCAGCAGCGCATCCGTTGCTTCATTAAGCGTTACGGTATCGACATCATCCAGCCCTGCAACTTTTGCGTGCCTGACAAACGCCGCGCAAAGGTCGTTAAACGCAACGCCCGCACTTCAGCCAGAAAAACATCGGTGGCCGGAGTGGGCTTTTGTGGTGATATAGCAAGACGAATTGTTTCAAGCCCCGATTTTGTTTTCATTGCTGGCGCTTTGATATGCCCAAGTTGCACCACATTCATGATAAACCTGCGACGGTCATCACATATCGCCTTCACCTCTGCATTCTCCGCCGCCAGCGCCACAAGATTAGCCTCCAACTCTCCTATATGCTTGTTTTGGGCTTCCCGCTCATCCAGCAGCGCCTGCACTACTGCAGGGTTGAAAGCTGCGATATAACGAGCGTTGTTCTCTGCGTTTTTCTGTCCGTCAAAACCGGGCCATTTGATAACGTCTTCACATCGTTTATCACCGGGCGTATGCACCGCATACGTACCAGTACCCGTCGAAATAAATGCGACCCATTCGCCCTGTGTTGCCTGTTTTGCTATCTCACGTAGTACCTGATGGTTAATTTCACTCACGATAACACCTCCTGAAAATTCCCCTGGTAGAACGCCAGTACACGCCGCATAGCTTCGCTCTTCCGGCACTCGCGACAGATTATGTTTAGACGCCTGTCATAACGACGTATTTCTCCATCTGGTAACGACCAGATAAAGCCCGGATCAACCACAGCCGGTTTCTTCGCCTTTGCCCTCGAGAGTTTTTTGCGGGCGTTTTGCCAGTCCTTACGAGCCTGTTCAGAGGGAAATAACCCGTAGCCAGAATTGTATACATCGCCACTGGCAACCAGCTCTCTGGCGAGAACGCTCATTAAATATCTTGTCGCACCTGTCTTGGCTTCCAGTTGTCGTAACGTCTCGCGCCCACTCTGGCGCACGAGTTCAACAACCTGCCCCTTAATTTTTTCCCGCTCTTCTTGTGTAAATACTTTTGCCATAAGCGCCTCCGGCAATCACTTGTCCGACACAATACGACTGGAGGAATAGACAATCTGTCGAACAATATCCCGGTGCTTGTTCAGTTCCCGCAGCGCGGCGCAGACACGCTCCCACTTCTGGACATGATTTTTCGCCCGACGCAGTTCGCGATTTGCCATATGCAGCGATGGCAAAACCAGGTCATCCGCTTGTGTTTCGGTGTACGATGGCAACGACTGCACAATGTCCGCTACAGTTTCTGTTTTAATATCTTCCTGTGTTGCAGCTTCCTGTACCGGTAACGCAACACCTGCTGGTTGAGGAAAGGCTTTACCATGGGTTTCCGCTATCGATTTAACTTTCGGCTCTGCTGGTAAATTACCGCCCGGCATGCAGTAACGAAATTTACCGTTCTGATTAACGCGAATCAGACGACCTTTGCTGATTGCCATTGCCAGCGTTGAAGCCACTTTGCGGGATGTTGTACCGAACAGCGTAGCCAGTTCATCCGCCGTTTGTGGGCCACGTTGTTCAATCGTCGAAGTTAAATCGCTCTCCGAAATTTTCGTCACTGTTGCCGTAGTGGTTTCTTCCGGCAGTACTGCCTGTGCTGGCTGTTCCTGCTGAACGTTGTTATCAGCCACACGCCAGGTGTATACGCTTTTATCAACGAAGCCAGCCTTTTTCAGTTCCCACAGCTCGTTCAGCACTTCTTCTCGACTGATATCAAGTCGCGTAGCCAGTTCTACCGACGTGGCTTTTCCCATTGCTTTCAGTGCGTCAAAAACAGTCTCCATAAATTTCCTCCCGGTAAAATTACTTCTCAACTCAAACAAACCCAGCCGCTTTCCGGCGTTCATATTCCTGTTTCAGCAACTCAATTGGAGTTGGCCCCGACGGGCGTTTTGGTGCTACCAGTTGCCGCCGGACGGGCGGAACACTGAGGCCATCACCAACAAGCTTTGCCCATTTCGCTAGTTGCCGTTCTGCAAGTCGTTTTAACTCCCCTTCGGTCATCTGACGCTCAATCCCTTTTGCCCGCATCTCGAGGCAAATGTGATACAGCACGGGCTGAGACCACGGGTATTTATCACTCCCGTCGTATCGCCAGGACTCGTTGCGCCAGCGGCGGTACTCCTCCATCACGTTATCCACCGTCAGACCAAATGGATTTGCCCCACTCTCCGAAATCAGCGCCACAAACTCAGCCAGGTCCGGAGGCCATGTTTCACCCGCCCGGCAGCGGTCCATGCACTGGCGGCAGACCTGCCGGATTTGCTGCTCAGTCATCGCACCAATCTGTGCAATCCAGAGCTTCGAAGGTGCGGTTCCGTTCTTCTGGGTCCAGCGGTTCGAATAAACCTCCCCCATGAGTTCCCACAGCTTCCACGCCGTTTCCGTCGCTGATAAATCCGTTTTCACGTTCCCACTGTTCACGTGCTGCCCGAATTTCCCGAACTGCCCGTGATGCGGTGCCACCTGGTGCTGCTGCATGGCTCCCCCCCTTGCTGACTGGTTTAACCTGCGCCCTGACGTGATTTACGTGACGGGCGAATTTCTGCTCCCACTGAACCTGCGTGAAAACTTTCCCCTCCGCCGTCCAGTAGTCCCGGAAGGCAGCAAGTTCGGCAGGTGTAAATTCCGGCTCTGGCAGGGCAACGCCCCACAGTGCAGCCCGTCGTCGAAAATCCAGCGACGGATGCCAGCCATCGGTCATCGGAAATTTCCCGATGGGTTCAATCAGGCCGTCAAGATATTCGGGTTCCGTTGTCTGCGATGGCGTACCGTTCGATTCACTTGTCGGAGTACTCTCGCGTACGCGCGCGTTATGTGTGGGGTTTAATTCTTTTAGATCTGTATCTTTATTAGTTGCTTTTGTGTTGGCATCATGTTCAAACACCACTCCAACATATGTTTGAACACCTGTTAAATTTCTCTCTTGTTTTGTTTGAACATCTGCTTCCTTTCTGCTTCTTCTGGCCTGAACAGATGCTTTTCCTGCGGCTGATTTTTTGGTTAACTTTTCCCTGACTGATGCCAGATCTTCCTCAATCCGAAGATGCACCCATTCGTCGCCGTTATCGCAAAAAAACTCCCGCAAGGATGGTTCAACATCAGCCCATCGCTCGTTAGTCAGACGGGCAATTTTTGCCAGCCTGTTTTTGGGTATTGGCTTTCCTGTTTGCCAGTAATTGAACATCAGCAACAAATACGCACCGTGTTCCTCTGCTGACAAGTGCATGGTGTCAGCCAGGTAATCAGCTATGTACAGTTGCATGTATGGTAATGCGGCCATAATTGCCCCGTATGATGCTGCCCGGTGGCTTAGAATAAGCACAACCAGCATGGAAACTTTTGCTTAATGAACAATGACAGAATCGTCGGAAGACCCACCGCCGCTGAAATGCGCTTTCCGGTAAACGGCCTGAACTGCATCATCATGCGCATCAATTGCCGTACTCAACGCTTCCTGCGCCGCCAGTAATGCACGGCGTTCCAGGGTATCGAAGATGCAGAGTCGATGACGCAGCTCGCGCGGAAGAATTGCCAGAATTGCTGGGATCAGCTTCTGAATTTTTTCCCTTTGCGCTTTCGTTTCACCTTTTAACCAACGGTGATAGATGTTCTGCTGATTATTCCAGTCCTTGCCTGGTACCAGGGGCAATTCGCCGCCCCCCTGCCGCAGATATTCTTCAGTAATTGCGTTAGCGACCCACGCCTGCCCTTTTTCGGCTGCCAGGGCTAACAGCACTGATTCGATGTGCTCATGCCTGATTTTCATGAATCACCTTCCCAGGTCGTTTTGCCTTACGATATTCGTCATAAACTTTGGGGTCGTACTGAAGCTCCCCGCCAGATGCTTTTTGTAGGCGCATCGCGCGACCTTCGGGAACCAGTTCACCCCATGCAGCAACACTTGCCAGTTTCACTCCTGCGGCATTGGCAAGCTTTGTTTTGCTGCCAAAAAAAGTAATTGCATCAACTTTAAGCATCAAAGCCCCCTTTTGTTAGATATTTCTAACAGTAATGTGCGCGGGATATCTAAGTCAAGAAAAATTAGAATTACCTAACTATGGATACAAGAACCCTAGGCCAGCGAGTTCTGGCACGACGAAAAGAATTACGCCTAACACAACGAGAAGCTGCACGCCTCGCTGGGGTAGCTCACGTCACAATTTCGCAATGGGAAAGAGACGAAACCCAACCAGTCGGGAAGCGGTTGTTTGCTTTAGCGGATGCGCTGAAGTGCTCGCCTACATGGCTAATGTTTGGTGACGAAGACAAGGCACCAGTACCAGCACAAGAACTTCATGTGGAAACCGAGTTAACTCCCAACCACAAAGAATTGATCGAATTATTCGATGCTCTTCCATCCTCCGAGCAGGAAGCCTTGCTGTCTGAAATGCGCGCAAGAGTAGAGAATTTCAATAAACTCTTCGAAGAAATGCTTAAAGCGCGTAAAAACAAATCAATAAAATAACATCCTTTTCAGTTGCTTAGATTCTCCCACCCTTTTTGTTAGATTGATCTAACAAAAAACACTTGCCACATTTGTTAGGTTATTCTAAATTACTCTCCATCAAGACACCGCACGGTGTTCTCAGCAAACAGTTCCGCCACCCGGCGTTAAGGGGAGAGATGAGATGACATTTACTCAGGGTATTGATCCGCTAGAAACGAATAATGCTGTATTTTGTCTGGCGTATGAATTGTCTGTACAGGCATCAACAATGGCAAAGGAAAGAGAGTTAACTCCAGGGCAGGCACGTCTCGCACTGGAACTCGCCAGCCGGGTATCAGCAGCAAAAAAAATCGCACCAGCCGTAATGGCACGAAACCTGGCTGATGCAATTGCAGATTTCAGGTCACTACAACCATACAATTATCATGTCGAAGAGGCATTAGAAAAATTAATCGCTGCAGCCGACGCCATCATTGATGAACTGTAATAATTGATATGCGGGAGAATTTCTATTCCTGAGAGACGCATTTTTCACGCCTGGGCAACGCCCGGCAATTGCCAGATTCAGTTTTTCACGCTGCTCTGGCGTAAGAAGTTTAACAAGTTCTTCAAGAACAAGCGCGGTAGCCTCTAATCTGGCGGAAAGATAATCAATATTTTTGTGTTGAGATTGAATAGGCATAAGTAATTCCCTACTGGTTGTGTGGAAACTCCAGTATACCACCGAGCCTGAAGTGGTAAAAAGACAGGCATACAACACGAAGGCGCATTTCCGATATCCATAAAGAGTCGGTCTTGTCTGTTAAATTTAAATGGTGGGAGTGCGCCTCCGGTTGTGAATAACAACACTGCTGTGTGTAGTCTTGGCGGCATCAGTTTTTTCTTGAAGTTCGACTGATGTCCGCCCTTTTTAAAGTGAATTTTGTGATGCGGTGAATGCGGCTAAGCGCACGCGGCACAGTTAAAAGTCATGTTAGTCCTTATTGGTTTGGGTGGGAAAGCCGACTGTAATTGTTAACTGGTTGCAGTCACCTGGAGGCACCAGGCGCCGCATCAACAAAGTTCATTTGTAAAAATGGAGATAATTATGATTGCACATCACTTCGGAACTGATGAAATACCACGTCAGTGTGTGACTCCTGGCGATTATGTTCTTCATGAAGGCCGGACATATATTGCCTCGGCAAATAATATTAAAAAGAGGAAACTTTATATCCGTAGCCTGACCACAAAAACATGCATTACTGACTGCATGATCAAAGTCTTCCTCGGTCGTGATGGTTTACCTGTAAAGGCGGAGTCATGGTGAAGACTAAGAAAATAAAATGTGCTTACCACCTTTGTAATAAAGAAATTGAAGAAAGCAAAAGCATTAAAACACCACTTCATTTCATGCGTGGAGTTATCCCAACGACGGAAATGAAAAAATATTGTAGTGAAATATGTGCCGAAAAAGACCAGATGGCACACGAACTTTAATTAACTGACTATTCGAAACTGAATTTATGCCAGCAATGGCAGGGATTCGCTCAACCTAATTAAGGAGAAAAACATGATTACCAATTATGAAGCCACTGTTGTAACTACCGATGACATTGTTCACGAGGTTAATCTGGAAGGAAAGCGCATTGGCTACGTGATTAAAACAGAAAATAAAGAAACCCCATTCACTGTGGTTGATATCGACGGTCCATCAGGCAACGTAAAAACACTTGATGAAGGTGTCACAAAAATGTGCCTGGTTCACATCGGAAAGAATCTGCCCGCAGAAAAAAAAGCCGGATTTCTGGCAACTCTGATTGCAATGAAATTAAACGGTGAAATCTGAAAGAAATAGCCTGCGTATGGCGCAGGCTATGAACAGTGTGTATCCGGCAAGATCATTCACTGAACAAAACGAATTTTAATCTGAGTTGAGGTTAAAAAACAATGAGCACAAAACCACTCTTCCTGTTACGGAAAGCGAAAAAATCATCCGGTGAACCTGACGTCGTCCTGTGGGCAAGCGACGATTTTGAATCGACCTGTGCCACTCTGGATTACCTGCTCGTTAAGTCAGGTAAAAAACTGAGCAGCTATTTTAAACCTGTTGCCACGAATTTTCCTGTCGTTAATGACCTTCCCCCTGAAGGTGAGATCGATTTTACCTGGAGTGAACGCTATCAACTCAGCAAAGACTCCATGACCTGGGAACTAAAACCGGGAGCAGCGCCAGACGACGTTCACCATCAGGATAATGCACCGGAAATCGAAGAACCGGCGGGAGGCCAGGAAGAAAACACACAGGCAGACGCTCACGGGGATTGCCAGGATTGCGAAGTCTCTGTATCTACTTTGCGGTTCACACAGCGTCTTCTGCACATTTTTACGTATGCGGCCGGGGATCGGAAATACCTGCATCATGCCACCCGAGAACAACGCGAACACATTACTGCTCTTGAGATGGATCAGGAAAACAGCTATGTCCAGAATCTGCTGTTGGCCATACGCGGCATGGCAGAACCAACAACTCTGGATAATGCCGCCCTGCTCCGCCTGACTGATGCAATTAAGGCAGTTTTCTCTATCACGAAAAAACATCAGCCCTATGAATTTAAGAATTTCATTTCAGCCTGGCTGGATACCGAACACATTGATCGCGGTCTTCTGACAAAAGAATGGCGAAAAGGGAATCGTGTTTCACGCATCACTCGCACGGCTTCCGGTGCTAATGCTGGCGGCGGGAACCTCACCGATCGCGGCGAAGGTTTCGTCCACGATCTGACGTCACTGGCGCGCGATGTAGCCACTGGCGTACTGGCCCGTTCAATGGACGTGGACATCTATAACCTTCATCCAGCACACGCTAAACGCATTGAGGAAATTATCGCTGAAAATAAACCGCCCTTTTCTGTTTTCCGCGACAAATTCATCACTATGCCTGGCGGGCTGGATTATTCACGCGCCATCGTGGTTGCGTCCGTGAAAGAAGCACCAATTGGGATCGAGGTCATCCCCGCGCACGTCACTGAATATCTGAACAAAGTACTGACTGAAACCGATCATGCCAACCCTGATCCGGAAATCGTGGATATTGCCTGCGGTCGCTCCTCTGCCCCGATACCACAGCGTGTAACAGAAGAAGGAAAACAGGATGATGAAGAAAAACTACAACCATCTGGAACAATGGCAGATAAACAGGCAACGGCTGAAACAATGGAACCGGACGCAACTGAACATCATCAGGACACGCAGCCGCTGGATGCTCAGTCACAGGTAAACCCTGTTGATGCGGAATACCAGAAAAAGCGGGCAGAACTCCATGAAGGCAGGAAAAACATTCCGCCCAAAAATCCTGTCGATGCAGACAAATTGCTGGCGGCCTCGCGTGGTGAGTTCGTTGAAGGGATTAGCGACCCGAACGATCCGAAATGGGTTAAGGGGATCCAGACTCGCGATTCTGTGTACCAGAACCAGCCAGAAACGGAACAAAACACGCCAGAAACTGAAAAAACTAGCCCGGATGTGAAACAACCTGAGCCAGTAGTGCAACATGAACCGGAAAAAGTCTGCAATGCCTGCGGTCAGACTGGCGGGGATAGCTGCCCTGACTGTGCTGTGGTAATGGGCGACGCAACGTATCAGGAAACCTTTAATGAAGAAAATCTGGATGAATCTCAGGAAAAAGATCCGGAGGAAATGGAAGGCGCTGAACATCTGCACAAGGAGAACGCTGGCAGCGATCCGCATCACAATTGCAGTGATGAAACTGGTGAAGCGTCAGCTCCTGTAGCAACTGAAATCATGTGGCCATCATATTTCGAACCAGGCCGCTATGAAAACCTCCCGAACGAGGTTTATCACTCTGCCAATGGAATAAGCAGCACAATGCTGAAGGATGCTCGTATCAGCCTGATGTATTACCACGGACGGCACATTGCCGGAACTATTCCGAGTGAGGAAAGTGATGCATTGCTGCGTGGGCGGATCATTCACAGCTATGTTCTGGAAACGGATAAGTTCGCTGATGAATATGCTATTCCGGTACCGGTTCCTGAACATGTGGTTACCACTTCTCACGAACTGATCGCCATTATCAAAAAACACAATGCCAGTCTGCCAGCACTGATGACACCAGAGCAGATGAAAGAGTGGATCGAAAGCTACAACAGCACTCTTATCCAGCCACTGTCGGTAAGTGCTGGAGCCGAAGAAACAGGCATCCTTTACGGTTCGCTTCCGGTGGAATTCCAGCGTATTCCGGAGGAGGAGAAACATACTGCATCGGCAATGAAAGCCTGCATTAGAGAATACAATGCAACCCTCCCTCCTCTGTTGAAAACCAGTGGAACACGGGAGCAACTTCTGGAGCAAATTGAAACTATAGATCCAGAACTGGCGAAAAAAGAACGTGCTAAATCTTTGCCTTACAACATCAGTGGCACGAAAGAGCAATTAACCGAAATCGCCCGGAAAATTCGCCCGGAACTGGTTACCCTGGAGGACTGGCAAAAACGCCAGCAAGAAGAAAACGCCGGGAAAACGTTTATCAGTTCAGATATGTATGAACAGGCAAAAAATATTCACGCTGCACTGCAAAACAATACTGATGCAGCAAGGCTACTCAACCACCCGGATCGCAAATCTGAAATCAGCTATTTCGGGTTTGATGAAGAAACCGGGCTGGAAATCAGGGTCCGTCCTGATATCGAAATCCGACTGCCATACGAAAGCATTTGCGCCGACGTGAAGTCAGTCAGCCTCGGTTATGTGCGACAGGAACGACTGAAAGATCGCCTGCACCGTGAAATTATTGAGCGTGATTATCACCTCAGCGCAGCAATGTATTGCGATGTGGCAAACCTGGACAAATTTTTCTGGATCTTCGTCAACAAAGATGCTGGCTATCACTGGGTGGCAGTCGTGGAAGCCTCGCAGGAACTCCTGGAACTTGGTCGACAGGAATATCGCCGGACGCTACGACAGATAAACGAAGCCCTGGAGACAAACAACTGGCCAGCACCGATTACCGAAAGTTATACCGACGAATTAAACGACTTTGATCTTCGTCGTCTTGAAGCACTGAGCATCTGAGGAAGGACACAATGAACGAATTAACTCAACAAGAAAATATTAACTCTAACGTTGCGGTTTTCAGCCCTCAGTCCCTGGCTGCAATTCAGACATTTTCTCAGGTAATGGCTTCCGGCATGGCTACAGTACCGGAACACCTCCGGGGAAACCCATCAGACTGTATGGCCATCACTATGCAGGCGATGCAGTGGCAAATGAACCCTTACGCAGTAGCTCAGAAAACTTTCGTTGTGAATGGTGTGCTAGGGTATGAAGCGCAACTGGTTAACGCCGTAATCAGCACCCGTGGGCCGCTAACCGGGCGTATTGAATATGACTGGTTCGGACCGTGGGAAAAAATCATCGGAAAGTTTGAAATCAGGAAGAACGACAAAGGAAAGGAATATCGCGTCCCGGGATGGAAACTGGCTGATGAAAACGGGATCGGTGTTCGTGTCCAGGCAACACTACGCGGCGAAAGTAAACCGCGCGTACTGGAATTACTTCTGGCGCAGGCCAGAACACGTAACTCAACGCTATGGTCCGACGATCCTCGCCAGCAGCTTGCCTATCTGGCGCTGAAACGCTGGGCGCGCCTTTATTGCCCCGAAGTGATTCTTGGAGTGTACACCAGGGACGAACTGGACGAGCCACAGGAAAAAATCATTAACCCGGTTCAGGAACATAAAAACACATCCGCTTGCCGCGCGGAACGTGAAACAACAATTATTGAGCAGGATGCCGGGGAAAACTGGATCGATGCTTTCCGTGAACGTATTGAGCAGGCACAAAGCACCGGGGAAACAACAGCACTTCGCCAGGAAGTGGAAGAGCATAAAAATACACTTGGCGCTCTCTATACGGAACTTAAAGGAAAAGTGGTTCAGCGTCATCACCGTCTCAATGCTATTGCCCGTATTGAGAAGATGATAAATGACCTTCCTTCTTCAGGTGATCCAGAAGCAGAACAAAAATTTACTGCTCTGGAAAATACGCTGAATACTGCTCGGCCACATCTGGGTGAATTATATGAGGCGTATAAAACGACACTGACAGATATGAAACCAGAATATATCGGCTCCTGATATTTACTTTGGCGGTGTAGTCCCACCGCCATCAAAAAAATTTATTTTATGAGAGAAAAGACAATGCGGTATGAAAAAGTCAAACCATGCCCTTTTTGTGGTTGTCCATCAGTAACGGTGAAAGCCATTTCAGGATATTACCGCGTGAAGTGTAACGGATGCGAATCCCGAACCGGCTATGGTGGAAGTGAAAAAGAAGCACTCGAAAGATGGAATAAACGAACTACTGGAAATAATAATGGAGGTGTTCATGTATAAAATTACCGCCACTATTGAAAAGGAAGGAGGTTCTCCTACCAGCTGGACAAGGTACTCAACAACAAAGTTAACCAAATCGGAATGCGAAAAAATGCTCTCAGGGAAAAAAGAAGCTGGCGTTTCCAGAGAGCAGAAAGTAAAACTTATAAATTTTAATTGCGAGAAACTTCAATCTTCGTGAATTGCATTGTATTCAAATTAAAACTTCATAGCTGATTATTAATAATCAACATCGGGCGTCAATTTCAGTCTAACATTGGCGCCTGCCAGAGGTGATGCGATGGCACAAGTAATCTTTAATGAAGAGTGGATGGTTGAATACGGCCTGATGCTTCGCACTGGTCTGGGGGCCAGACAAATTGAAGCATACCGCCAGAACTGTTGGGTGGAAGGCTTCCACTTCAAACGAGTATCTCCTTTAGGGAAGCCAGACAGTAAGCGAGGGATTATCTGGTACAACTATCCAAAGATAAATCAGTTTATCAAAGACTCATGATATGTCTAAATTACCAACAGGTGTCGAGATTCGAGGTAAATACATTCGCATCTGGTTCATGTTTCGAGGAAAACGATGTCGGGAAACATTGAAAGGCTGGGAGGTTACTAATAGTAACATTAAAAAGGCCGGGAATTTAAGAGCGTTGATAGTTCATGAAATCAACTCCGGTGAATTTGAGTATTTAAGACGTTTTCCCCAGTCCAGCACTGGGGCAAAAATGGTGACAACGAGGGTCATAAAAACGTTCGGGGAGCTTTGTGATATCTGGACAAAAATTAAAGAGACAGAGTTAACAACAAACACAATGAAGAAAACGAAATCACAATTAAAAACACTCAGGATAATAATTTGTGAGAGTACCCCAATATCATATATTCGTTATAGCGATATCTTAAACTACCGGAATGAACTGCTGCATGGAGAAACGCTTTACCTGGATAATCCAAGATCCAACAAAAAAGGAAGAACAGTGCGCACAGTTGATAACTATATCGCCCTGCTCTGTTCGTTGTTACGTTTTGCGTATCAGTCGGGATTTATATCAACCAAACCATTTGAAGGAGTAAAAAAATTACAGCGAAACAGAATAAAGCCTGATCCGTTATCTAAAACAGAATTCAATGCATTAATGGAAAGTGAAAAAGGACAGAGCCAGAACTTGTGGAAATTTGCCGTTTACTCCGGGCTTCGTCACGGGGAACTGGCTGCTCTGGCGTGGGAGGATGTGGATTTCGAGAAGGGAATTGTGAATGTCAGAAGAAACCTGACGATACTTGATATGTTCGGTCCCCCAAAAACAAATGCGGGGATCCGGACGGTAACACTACTACAGCCAGCTCTTGAAGCACTGAAGGAGCAATACAAACTGACCGGGCATCATCGCAAAAGCGAAATCACTTTTTATCATCGGGAGTACGGCAGAACCGAAAAGCAAAAACTGCATTTTGTTTTCATGCCCAGGATGTGTAACGGAAAACAGAAACCTTATTACTCGGTAAGCAGTTTGGGTGCGAGATGGAATGCAGCAGTAAAACGTGCTGGTATTCGCCGCCGTAATCCGTACCATACGCGACATACTTTTGCCTGCTGGCTGTTGACGGCAGGAGCGAACCCGGCATTTATAGCCAGCCAGATGGGGCATGAAACTGCGCAGATGGTGTATGAAATTTACGGTATGTGGATTGATGACATGAACGACGAACAGGTAGCTATGTTGAATGCGCGGTTATCGTAG